CGATCACCAGAATCAGAAGCTGGAGCTATCACACAGTCAGACAGGCGTGTATCCGCAACGACCTCTACACCCGCGGGGACTGCGAAGCCTACGACAAGATGCTGAATATGGCAGACCGCACGGAGCCGACCACCAAGGCCATGTATCTGGTGGCCAAGGATATTCAGGAGCACAGCAAGGATCAGACGATCACGAACGTGATGTTCATCCTCGAGCGAGAGGCAGTGCTTACCACGTTCGAGATCAACGGCAGCGACGAGATTTGAAAGGAGAAACGTCATGATTAAGAACTATGTCCCGGCAGAACACAAGACCGCGGTAAGCTATGACCTGAGCTTCCTTTACGGCGAGGATCACGGGGGATTCTGCTTCCCCTGTGATGCAGCCGGGAATGTGCTTCCGTTCGAGTATGAGGAAGCCAAGAAGAACTACGAATACTGCATGGCTCATCCGGAAGAGTTTGAGACCTTCGCAGAGGTCACCAAGTATGTGAACCACTACACCGAGCCGGCACACGGCACCTGCACCTGTGGCAATGAGGTTGAGCTGTACGATCAGTACTACGGAGCCTGCCAGTGCTGGAAGTGCGGCAGATGGTACAACCTGTTCGGACAGAGCCTGGTGCCTCCCGAATACTGGGAGACGGATCCGGGCGAAGAGGAATACTGGTGAAGGAGGGGAAAACATGGGTAGAAGGTATCAGGTAAGATTTGAATTCCAGAATGAGTACGGTTGGTGGATGTCCGACGTGCTGAACAACAACGGAAGCGGTTTCCAGTTCTGGGAGGCAGATGCGATCAAAGGGCAGCTTGTTGAGAGGGAGAACGTGAGAAATGTGCAGATTTCGGATATGTCCGAGACTCGCCACTGGTAAGAAAGGAGATAGAGCTATGATGAAGAAGATCCGGGAGGCAGTCAGCAGACTGCTTCCCACCGGATGGAGCGAGGACATGGCAAACGGTATGATGGCAGCATTCGCCGCCCAGGCGAAAGGATTCTGAAAGGAGAATGACATGAACGCAACAGAGAGAATCAAGATGGTCAAGGCGATGGAGTTTGTCGCCCGGCAGATCAATGACGAGGGAGTCTTCGAAGATTGGCTGATCAGTGGTGTAGCGGACGGGAATATCAAGTACGGAGATCTTGAGGTCAGAGATGAAGACCGGGAGGATCTGGCAGTGTACATCGAGGATGAGAGCTTCGCAGATCTGATGCACACCTTCCTGTACGTGATGAGCCGCGCAAGAAGGTCCGGTGGACTGTACTGCGACAAGGTGGTAGACAAGGAGGAACAGTATGAGTAAATACTACTACGGCATGCGCTTGAGGGGCTACTCCATCGGCTGTCAGCCGAGAGACGGGCTGGATCACCGCGAGGACGATACGAAGGGGTTCCGGCAAAACGGCAGAAGGTATCATGACATTCTGGTCTACAACCGGCAGCTGAGCGAGAAAGAGCTTTTCGCTTATGATCTGGATTTCATCCGGGAGGCAAACGAGTGACAGACAGGCAGAAACAGATGATCGCGGGGTATCTACCAAATCCCCGCGATCCCGATCTGGAGCCGGACGATTATTACGTCGAAGACATGAGGGGACGCGCCGTCACCGTCCATATCCAGAATATCGCTTTCAATCAGTACGGCACGACGATCTATCAGGTGCGGACTGATTCCGGCAGGCTGGTACACGGACCCTGGGAGTCAGAGTCCGACCTGTTCGGAGGCGGCTGGTACACCAAAGCGAACCTCTACGACAACAGGGAGGACTGCATCCACAGCGAACACAGCTCCTGTGACGATTGGGAGGATTTGAGAAAGCTGCAGGAACAAGAAGAAGCGCATTTATAAGCCGAAGGAGGCCGTTGCAACGGCCCAGATCGAACGCGAAGCATTTCCCCGACCTTACACCCTTCCTGCACTTTGCAACGCTCAGACACGCGCTGACGCTTGTAAACACGGCATAAGGCTGATATAAGTATAATCGCAATCCGAATGAAGCACCACGGTCGCCGCCGCGGTGCTTTCTTTTGTGGCCGCTCCTTTGAGTACGTTGCCGAATCTATACGGCAGCCAAAGAAGGAGCGATTCTATTGAAGATCGTAGAGAAGCGGCTTGATGAGATCAGGCCATACGAAAACAATCCGCGCCGCAACGACGAGGCCGTCCAGTACGTTGCTGAATCTATACGGCAGTTCGGCTGGAAGCAGCCGATTGTCGTTGACCAGGATGGCGTGATCATCGTTGGGCTTATCAGTTAGAGGTAATATTATGATCATAATTGATAATACAAACATCAAGTATATTGATAAAAAATACGCTGTATCCAAAGACGGGCGCATTTTTACATTCTGGGAAAATCATAAAAAGTGGAAAGAACAAAAGCTTAGAAAGCATAGAAACGGATATCTACGTGCAACAATACACGGGAAAGACGCATATGTACATAGACTTGTTGCGGAATACTTTTGCAATAACCCGCACAAATACAACGAAGTGAATCATATAGACGGGGATAAAACCAATAACAACGCGGAAAACCTTGAATGGTGCACGAGATCGCAGAACAACAAACATGCGTTTGAAACAGGATTGAGAGACTATTCTGAATTAGCAGAGATTGCAAATTGCAGGGCTGCGAAGGAGAAGAAAAAAGAAAGACGCTGTATTTCTTTTGAAACAGCGGAAGAAATAAGAAGAATAAAGGGTAAAACAGATAGAGAAATCGCAAAGAAATATGGTATTTCGCGGGGAACTGTGTGGCAGATAAGGAACGGATTAACATACCGTTATGCTTAATATCCAATAAAAGAAGAATGGTGGAAGCATGAAATCAAAAGCATTTGATCATAGCAAGTATCCAAATTGGATAGACCCTGAAACGGTATTGCCGTATGAGCGAAACGCAAAGCAACATACGGAAAAGCAGATCAAGAACCTCGTCAACAGCATCAACCGCTTCGGCTGGCAGCAGGACGTGGTTATCACGTCTGACAATGTGCTGGTTATCGGCCACGGGCGCAGACTCGCTGCACTCAAGATCGGCTGCGAAATGCCGTATCACCGCATTGACAAGAAGTCCGACGCGCTGACGGATGCGGACATTCGAGAGCTGCGTATTGCCGACAATCAGACGAACGCCGAAACCGGAATGGACTTCTCCGCGCTTGAAGCTGAGATTGAGGATTTGAGCTTTGACGGCTTTGATTTTGACTTTGGCTTTGACTTTGATGATGAAGAAGAACCAGCTGAAATTGTAGAGGATGAGGCTCCAGAAGAGGTCGAAACCCGTTGCAAGTTGGGTGATATATGGCAACTTGGAGAGCATCGGCTTATTTGTGGTGACAGCACGGATGTTGCAGTTATTGACAGGCTTATGGATGGGGTAAAGGCTGATTGTGTTTTTACAGATGCTCCATATGGTGTGAGTGCTGTTAATTCTGAAGGTACAGTTATAGGAGATAGCAAAAACCATCTTACAGAAAGAGGGAAATATGCTCCCGTTATTGGTGATGATACAACAGAAACAGCACAACAGGCTTATGATATATTATCACAGATTTGCGATAAGTTGATTTTGTGGGGTGGTAATTATTTTCTTGATTTTCTGCCTCCGAGTGATGGTTGGCTAATATGGGATAAGCGAGGAGAAAGTGGTATCAGAAATAACTTTGCTGATGGCGAAATGGCATGGTGCAGTTTCCATACTCCTGTCCGAATTTATCATCAGTTGTGGAATGGTATGATAAGAGAGGGCGAACACGAAAAGCGAGTGCATCCAACACAAAAGCCGATAAAGATGTTGAGCGAGATATTACAAGACTTCACAAAAGAGGGCGATATAATACTTGATGTCTTTGGTGGAAGTGGGAGCACACTAATAGCCTGTGAACAGTTAAACAGAAAATGCTATATGTGCGAGTTAGACCCTCATTATTGCGATGTAATCATTCAGCGCTGGGAGAACCTGACTGGCAAAAAGGCGGTGCTGCTGAATGTTTGAAGAAGACATGATGCCACGGGAAGAAGTGGTAAAGGAGTGCAAGCGGCTGGTGGCGGCAATCCGCAAAACGGAGAGCGAGAAACTGAGACGCGACTACGGGAAGCGCCTGAAAAAACTCCAGGCGAGACTCTTATATTCAGAGGGGTGAAGATCATTTGTGGCAAAAGGTAAATATACGGAATGGCTCACGCCTGACGGCCTTTTGCTGCTGGAAGGCTGGGCAAGAGACGGCCTGACCGACGAACAGATTGCCCACAACATCGGAATCGGCTGTTCTACGTTTTATGCGTGGAAAGACCGATTTCAGGAGATTTCGGACGCCCTAAAAAGAGGAAAAGCGCCTGTCGATGTCCAGGTGGAAAACGCCCTGCTGAAACGTGCCCTCGGATATGAGTATGAAGAGGTCACGACTGAGATCACGGAAACTCCCTACATCGACAAACGGGGAAAAGAGCGAGTCCGAAAGCAGAAGCATGTGAAGAAAACCAGGAAGATCGTGCTGCCGGACACGACAGCACAGATCTTCTGGCTGAAGAACCGCAGGCCGGACAAGTGGCGTGACAAGAGAGAGGAAGCGGTTTCCATTCATAATGCTGATCCGCACCTGGACGAAGAGATTGAGAGAATGTTCGATGAAGCGGCAAGAGGCAATCTATAACCTTGCGAACTACCCGTATGCACTTGGGCACTTGATCGGGTTTACAAAGCTCACCCCTCTGCACAATGAGTGGATAAAGCGCATGACCAGCGGCGAAGAGGATGAAACACTTCAGGCGCACCGCGGCTCGTACAAAACCACCTGCGTCTCCCTGGCTCTGGCGATCATCATGGTTACAAAGCCGAACAAGAAAATCTTGTTCATGCGAAAAACCGATGCGGACACAAAAGAAATCATTGCACAGGTGAAAAAAATCCTTCTTTCTCAGTGTATGCAGAAGATTGCATTGGCTATACGTGATAAGCCGCTGATTCTGGTGAAGGCAAGCGCCACCGAGATCACCACCAACCTGACCGACGATCCGCGAGGCACTTCACAGCTGTTCTCCATCGGTATCGGAGGATCCCTGACCGGCAAGCACTTCGACATTATCTTCACGGACGATATCGTCAACATCGAAGACCGGACGTCAAAGGCCGAGCGGGAACGCACGAAGCTGATGTATCAGGAGCTGCAGAACGTGAAGAACCGTGGCGGCAGGATCTTCAATACCGGAACGCCGTGGCATAAGGAAGACGCATTCACGCTGATGCCGAAACCGGTAAAGTACGATTGCTACCAGACCGGCCTGATCAGCGAGGAAGAGCTTGCTGATCTGAGGGAGCGACTGACAGCATCCCTCTTCGCGGCAAACTATGAGCTGAAGCACATCGCAGCGGACGATGTGATCTTTGCAAATCCCGTCACAGGCGCCGATCCGGCTCTTGTGGAGCAGGGGATCTGTCACATCGACGCTGCATACGGTGGAGAGGACAGCACAGCCTTCACAGCCTGCAAGAAGAAGGACGGGAAGTATTACATCCTGGGCCGCATCTGGCGCAAGCACGTGGATGACTGCGAGGATGAATGCATCTCCATCCGGAAAGCTATCAACGCAGGGAAGATCTACTGCGAAGACAACGGCGATAAAGGATACCTCGCGAAAGACCTCCGCAGCAAGGGCGAACGTGTTGTCCGGTATCATGAAGATATGAACAAGTTTCTGAAAATCACATCCTACCTGAAAGCCGTCTGGAAGGATGTGGTTTTTGTTGCCGGCACGGATCCTGAGTACATAAACCAGATATGCGAGTACAACGAGAACGCAGATCACGATGACGCACCGGACAGCGCAGCCTCAATCGTCCGGGTGCTGTGGGGACGGAAGGAAGATTCCGGGAATTATCAGTCGATATTGAGATAGGAGTGAATGGCCTTGCTGACTTATGAAGACCTCGTAGCTGTTGGGGAAAGGGATGTTGACAGAATAGTATTCGTCCAGAGGTGCATCCGAGAACACAAAGCCTCTCCCGCGTATCACGCAGCGCTTGAAGCGCAGGCGTACTACGAAGGTGAAAACCCAACCATCATGAGATATGAAAAGATTCTATACGACCTCCAGGGCCTGGCACACGTAGATATGTGGACGGCGAATCATAAGATTGCATCCAGCTTCTTCACTTTTGTGATCGACCAGGAGATCAGCTATCTGCTCGGAAACGGGGTCAGGTTCGGAGACAGCAAAACGAAAGACAAGCTCGGCAAGGACTTCGACCAGGAAGTGATGGACGCACTCGAATATGCCCGTATCGCAGGAACATCCTTCGGCTTCTGGAACTACGATCATGTCGACGTGTTCAAGCTCACGGAGTTCTGCCCGCTGCTGGGTGAAGAAACAGGTGCGCTCATGGCCGGTGTGAGGTTCTGGCAGCTTGCGAATGATAAGCCGCTGCGGGCAACACTGTATGAGCTGGACGGCTACACGGAGCTGATTCAGGGCAATGGTGAGGACATGAGGATCCTGAAGGATAAGACCAGCTACAAGACCGTGGTCAGATCCAACAAGGCCGAAGGGACCGAGATCACAGACGGCGGGAACTACGATGGATTTCCGATTGTCCCTCTGTATTCGGGTAAGAACCACAAGCCGGCACTCAACGGACACAGGAACACGATAGATGCGCTTGACCTCGGTGTCTCCAACATGATCAACAACGTAGACGAAGGAAACCTGATCTACTGGGTGCTCACAAACTGCGGCGGCATGGATGACATGGATGATGCCAAGTTCATCGACCGGATCAAGACCATGCACGTAGCACACGCAGACGGTGATTCCGGTGCGAAGGCCGAAGCGCACACGCTGGAAGCTCCGTATGACGGCACAAAGGTCACGATCGATATGCTCAGGGATCAGCTCTACGATGATTTCCAGGCGTTTGACGCGAAGAGCATGGCTGCCGGCGATATGAGTGCGACAGCGATCCGCGCCGGATATACCCGCCTGGATATGAAGTGTGACAAGATCGAACGGGAGGTCACCAGATTCATTAACAGCATCCTTGAGCTTGCCGGAATTGATGATGATCCGACATACCAGCGAAACGCCATCGTGAACAAGCAGGAAGAGATCCAGAGCATCATCATGCAGGCCGACTACTTTGATGAGGAGTACATCATGAAGAAGCTGCTGGCGATCAACGGCGACATCGACATGTATGACGAAATCGCAGAGCGCATGGATGCCGAGAATGCCGACCGGCTGCGAGAGGCCGAAGCCAGGCTGAAAGAACTGGAAGCGCAGGGCAATCAGAACGGTCAGGAGAATCAGCAGGTCAGCCAGGAGGACGAAGGGGCTGGTGAATAATGGCCGATCGTGCCCATGAACTCACCGACGAAATCCTGAACAAGCTCGAAACCCGGATTGCGGAAGAATATGCCGTTGCAACGAGCGACATGCAGCGCAAGTTCCGGGAGTATATGGAGAAGTTTACCGCAGAGGATGAGGTACAGAAGGCCCTTCTGGACGCAGGGAAGATCACCAAGAAAGAATACTCCGACTGGCGTTACCGGCACATGATGATCGGAAAGCGCTGGGAGGCCATGAAGGATGTCCTTGCGCAAGACCTTGAACACGCCTCGGATATCGCGCTGAAGATTGCCGGGGAAAAGATGGCCGACGTCTATGCCCTGAATGCAAACTTCGCCACCTACCAGATCGAGCATGACGCGAAGATCGACACAGGCTTCACACTCTACAATCACGACACAGCTGAATACCTGCTTGAGGATGAACGGCAGCTGATGCCGGGACCGTCTACAAAGAAGGCAAAGAAGATCGCGGCAAACAAGGCCATGCAGTGGAACAAGCAGAAGATACAGTCTGCGGTGCTGCAAGGCGTCCTCCAGGGCGAAGGCCCGCGCAAAGTGGCCGCGAGACTGCGTCAGGTTGGTCAGATGGGCTACAACGCCTCTGTCCGGTATGCCAGGACTATGACCACTTCCGCGCAAAATGCAGGCCGTTACAACTCGTTCAGACGGGCACGGGATCTCGGTGTAGATCTGACGATCGAATGGATGGCGACGCTGGACAGCAGAACCAGACATGCGCACCGTTTGATGCACGGTCGACGCACGACGGTTGATGAGCCTTTCCGGACGCCTGACGGATTCACAATCTATTACCCGGCTGACTGTACCGGCATGTCTACGGCACCGCAGAAGGAAATCTGGAACTGCCGCTGCACCCTGCGGGCCATGGTCAAAGGCTATGAGCGGGGGACAATCAAAGAATCCAAAAAGATGGGCGACATGTCATTTGAAGAGTGGCAGAGCATAAAGGATGACCAGATCCAGAGAGAATTGAGAGTGTGGCGAGAAGAAAATGGCCGTTGAATTTCAGATAAGCGCTGACCATTCAGCAGACGTTCTCCGCGAGCTGGACAGCAAGGTTGAAGCGATCCTCGAAGCCTGGGGAATCCATGGCGTCGGCGCGGTGGTGGATATCATAACCGCAGAGAGCCGCGTAGACACCGGCGCCATGCGGAACGGCATCAGTCACCATGTGGACACCCGTGATCAATCAGTGGCTATCGGCACCAACATCGAATACGCGATCTATCACGAGCTCGGCACCGGTATCTATCTGGAAGGCGGCGGTGGCCGTCAGACGCCGTGGTCCTATCAGGACGATCAGGGCAACTGGCACCGAACGCGAGGGATCAAGCCGATTCACATGATCAAGAACGGAGTCAGTCAGAGCGTGAACGACTTCAAGTCGATTGCAAACGACATATTGAAACGATAAAGCAACCTGCCGGGAAACCGGAAGGCTGCTTTTTTCTTGGAGTAATACAAGCCCGGAGGCACATCTCCATCAGCAGCGTCCTTCCTGCCTAACCTCGCAACCTCCGGCAATACTACAGAGCAGTAGCACAAAGGTAGTGCCACAGCCGACGTCAAGGCTGATGAAAAGACGTTCGACTCGTCGCGGATAGTGGTGATCTTATATGCAGGTTCAACTCCTGCCTGCTCTTATTCCCGGTATAAGCCGCGAGAGCGGATTATATACAAATACTTCTCAGGGTAGCACTCCCGAGAAACTGCGAAAAGGAGAAGCAGAAATGGCAGACTTTGAAAACATCGTCAAGACCCATGCAGCAGAGGACGGAAGTATCCCCACCGCGGCTATCCAGGCTTTGGTGACGGCTATCAAGACCGCTGTCGGCAATGAGTACGTCGATAAGGAACGCTACAAGGCAAAGCTGACCGAGATCGACCAGCTCAAAGAACAGCAGCAGACCGCCGAAGACAACGCCACGACCGCCAGCAAGTGGAAGGACAAGTTCGACACCCTGGACAAAGACTTCAAGGCATACAAGCAGAAGATCGCCGAAGAGAAAGCGCTCGAAGCCAAGAAGTCCGTGCTGCGCGATATCGCAAAGGACGCGGGACTCTCAGAGGCCGGCATTGCCAAAGCCCTGAAATACCACGACTACAGCAAGCTGGAGCTTGACGAAAACGGCGCGGCAAAGGAAAAAGCCGCAATTTTGAAGGGCCTGAAGGAAGAGTGGCCGGAGTACATCACGACCACCGAAACCAAGGGCGCAAACACACCGACACCGCCTGCAACAGCGGGGAAGAACAGGCCGACCGCCGAAGAAATCCTTGCCATCAAGGACACCAAGGAACGGCAGACGGCAATCGCTCAGAACCTCGACCTGTTCGGCGGCATGTAAAATGAAAGGAGAAAAGAAATGGCTAACGAAATGTACACTACCCCTGAGACCAATGTAATCACCACCCAGCAGATGGCGAAAGCCCGTGAGATCGACTTTGTCCGGCGCTTTATCGGCAACGGCCTGCAGAAGCTGATCGAAGCCCTGGGCGTCACCCGCAGGATCGCCATGATCGACGGATCCACGCTCTACTACTACACCACCACCGGCACGCTGCAGAGCGGCGCTGTCCCCGAGGGCGAGATCATCCCGCTGAGCCAGTACCAGCGCAACAAGGTTCCTGTCGGCGATATCACGCTCAAGAAGTGGCGCAAGGCTTCCACCGCCGAAGCGATCCTCAAGTCCGGTTATGACGAAGCCGTCATCGAGACTGACGGCAAACTGCTGCAGGACGTTCAGAACGGTATCCGCAGCGACTTCTTCACCTATATGGGCACGATCGTCCATGCTGCCAGCGGCACCGCAGGGCAGGCCGGTTATACACCTGCTGTCGGTGTTTCCGTGAGTGAGTCCACGCTCCAGGCCGTCCTTGCGAAGAGCTGGGGCAATCTGCAGGTGCTGTTCGAGAACGACACCGCTGAGCTGGTTCACTTCGTCCATCCCCTGACGGTCGCTGACTATCTGGCTACGGCAAACATCACCACGCAGACCGCGTTCGGCTTCACCTATATCGAGGACTTCCTCGGTCTCGGCACGGTGATCACGAACAGCCGCGTCCCGGCCAACACGGTGTACTCCACCGCGAAGGAAAACCTGATCATGTACTACGTCCCGGTCACTTCCGAGGCCATGAAGGCGTTCCAGATGACCGCCGATCAGAGCGGCTATGTCGGCATCAAGTCCGGCTATCCCACCGAGGAACGCGCTCAGGTCGAGTCCCTCGTCATGTCCGGCATCGAGTTCCTTGTGGAATACGCTGACGGCGTGGTCAAGGGCACCATCTCCAACGGCTGATATGGCACGGGGGAAGAAAACAGCCTCCGTCCTCACTGATGATGTTCCGGATATTGTCTCCGCTGCTGTGACGGCAACAGTACATTCCGCGCCGGGGCTTAATCTCCGCAAAAACCCGGCGCGGAACGCGCCTGTCCTGCGTGTCCTGAAGGATGGGGAGACAATCACCCTGGACAACACCATCGACGTTCCGGGCGGCTGGAAGGCCGTAGCGGGCGGCGGCTTTGTTATGGCTGAGTATCTGGAATTCTAAAACGGGAGGAATCCGACAATGCTGACCGAACTTTGCCAAGAGCTTCATAACTGGTTTGAGCGCGAAAAGCGTTCCGGATCCTTCCGGATCGCGGACGGGATGCTGGAAGCTGACTTCCTCCTGCCCGGACAGTATTTCCGCGTGATGGGCAGCATCTTCAACGACGGTGTGCATCAGTACGGAAACGACTTCCTGAATGACGAGGATTTCACCGGCTCTGTTTGGTCGCTTGCGATCCCGGAGGCCGTCATTAAGCTGTCGGAAGATATCGACGCATGGCGGGCAAAGTATGAAGCTCCGGGCAGCACGGCAATGTCACCGTATATGTCCGAAAGCTTCGGGGGGTATTCCTACTCCAAGGGCAGCGCAATCAGCGGGACAGGAACAGGCGGAGCCACCAGCTGGCGAACCTCTTTCGCTTCCCGGATGAACGCATGGAGGAAACTGTGATGAGTCTTCTGACAGATGCCATGGAGCCTTTTGTGCTGATGGACAAGACCAGCGGACCTGACGGTTACGGCGGGATTGCCCGGACGTGGAAGGACGGGGCAGAGTTCAAGGCTGCTGCCGTTCTGGACACATCCATTCAGGCGAGAGTCGGAGCTGTCCAGGGCGTGACCAGTCTGTACACCATCACGACGCCGCGGGCCGTCCATCTGGAATACCACGACGTCTTCCGCAGACTGCGTGACGGGAAGATCTTCCGGTCTACCTCTGACGGGGATGACAAGCACACGCCGATCTCCACCGATCTGGACATGAGGCAGGTATCTGCCGAAGAGTTTCAGCTGACAGAATAGGGGGCTGAGCATGGAAGAAGAAAAAGACAAGGCTCAGGCCCTGCATGACTTCTGGAGCTCCTTCGGATGGCTTGCCATCGACGAGCAGAGCGCCTATGACGAAGGCGTCATGGAGGAGTGGGGAAACCCGAGTAAGTACATCACCTACGAAGCGGCAACCGGCAGCCTCGGCGACAGCATTCCGCTGACAGCCTCCCTCTGGCACAGATCAACGTCCTGGGCGACCGTTGAGGCCATGGTGAAAACCATATCCAAAGCAATCGGCATCGGAGGCAAGGTCATCGACATAACTGGCGGCAAGCTGTGGATACTGCGCCGCGATCCGTTTTCCCGACGCATGTCTGACGAGAACAAGAACGACATGCGTCGAATCATCATCAACATCACGGCGGAGTTTCTGACCGCCGATTAACAAGGAGGAATGCAGCCATGTGGCGTGCGACAAGAATCACGGCAGACGCGGCCAGCAAAATGCAAATGAACTCCGGCCTGCTGCTGAATCGTTTTGACATCACAAACCCGGTGGCTCCGCTTGACGCGGATATCATCTGCGACACCACCGGAGACTACAACATTACCTGCCAGCCCCAGACGCAGGACTTCTTCGAGGACGTGAACAATGCCTACACCAACATGATGGAAGGCAAGCAGATCATCGGATGGAACTGCGGCCTGACGATCACGTCACTGTCCATGACCGAAGCGGGACTCAAGTTTGCGCTCGGCGCTGCCGATATCCAGGCTGACGGAGGCATCCGTGGCCGTATGCTTTACAACGGCAGTGACTTCCAGAGCGTCTACTGGATCGGCGATATGTTCGACCAGGACAAACTCCTTGTCGTAGTGATGGATCACACCGTCTCCACCGGAGGCGTCTCGCTGACCACCAGAAACAAGGGCAAGGGAGGACTGCAGCTCGAGCTCACTCCGCACGGTACTCTGGCACATCCAGAGGTGGTCCCGATGGCATTCTACATCCTGGAAAAGGATGACGGAAATGCGACCGACTACACCTATAGCCCGGTGACTCCGTCCAGCGGCGCGAATCCCGCAAGTGAAGGCTGGTATGTCCTTGTAGGCGACGGCTATCGTCCGACTACCGACACCACAGTCGACAGCAACGTGACCTACTTTGTGAGGTCATAAGATATGAGACTTTCCGAACTGAGCACAGATGCAGCCGCGTCTGTGCTCGTTTCTATTACTCCGGCACTTTCCAACATCCTGAAGGACCCTGACCTCCGGGAAAAGATCGGAAAGAAAGCCGACCTCAAGGATATGTCTGTCATGGGCGTTTATCTTGCGGGTGTCGACAAGATCAACGAGCTCATCCCGTTCCTGCTGGACACGCACAAGGGTGACATCTACACGATCCTCGCAATTTTGAATGAAACCACGGCGGCGAAGATCGCGGAGCAGAACATCCTTGTGACAATGACGCAGATCAGGGAGATCGTAAAAGACAAGGACCTGATCGATTTTTTCAGGTCGTGGGCGGGAACGGAGCAGACAGCGTAATCTGCGCGATCTGCTCCGCCCCGCAGCTGACGGCGATCGGATATATCCGGTCGCTGCCGGCGCTTATTCGACGGTCAGAAGAAGAGCGGATCTTCCGCGTCTACCTGACTGATGTTATCGCGGCAAAATACCAGCTTAATGTTTTGTACAGAGATTTAGTCTCAGAGCCTGACCGCAAACCGCCTCCTGATCCGATGGAAAGCCGTAAGCGGATCAGAGGCAAACTATCGTGAAAGGGAGTGCTGAGAATTGGATGTATTTGACCTGTTTGCCAGACTGACGCTTGACACGTCCGACTACGAGGACAGCCTGGACGATGCCAGGACAACCGCCGACAAGGGCGGGGCCAAAATCGGCAAAGCGCTTGGCACTGCGGCGAAGGTCGGCGGTGCTGCGCTTGCTGCGGCCACCGGAGCGGCAGTTGCGTTTGGCAAGTCATCGGTGGAAGCCGGCATGACCTTTGACACAAGCATGTCTCAGGTGGCGGCGACGATGGGCGACAACGCGGACAAGATCGTGCAGTACAACGGCGAATCGATGAAGTCCATCGACGCGCTGCGCGAGTTTGCCCAGGAGATGGGCAGAACAACCGCGTTCTCCGCTTCCGAATCCGCGGACGCTCTGAACTACATGGCTCTTGCCGGATATGACGCGCAGACATCCATGCAGATGCTGCCAAACGTCCTGAACCTCGCCGCTGCCGGAGGAATAGATCTGGCGAGAGCATCCGACATGATTACGGATGCGCAGTCTGCCCTCGGCCTCAGCGTAGAAGAAACGACGGTCATGGTCGACCAGATGGCAAAAGCATCATCCACCACGAACACCAGCGTGGAACAGCTTGGAGATGCAATTCTGACCATCGGCGCCACGGCCAGAGGCGTAAAAGGCGGAACGGAAGAACTCTCAACCGTCCTCGGAATCCTCGCCGATAACGGCATCAAAGGATCGGAAGGCGGCACACATCTCCGCAACGCGATCCTGAGCTTGCAGACACCGACCAAAGACGGCACCGAAGCCCTGGCCAAACTCGGCATGTCATATGCGGACATGTACGATGAGGCCGGGAACATGCGGTCCTTGCCGGAGATATTCCTGCAACTGCAAGGCGCGATGGAAGGGATGACCCAGCAGTCGAAAGACGCCATCATCAGCGGCATCTTCAACAAGACCGACCTGGCTGCCATCAATGCGCTTGTCGGCACGGATGCAGAGCGCTGGAACGAAGTTACATCCGCCATTGAAGGATCAAAGGGAGCCGCAGACAAGATGGCGGCTACTCAGCTTGATAACCTCTCCGGTGACATCACCCTGTTCAAATCTGCGCTGGAAGGTGCCCAGATCGCGATCAGCGATCAGCTGACGCCATCACTCAGAGGCTTTGTAAATTTCGGAACGGAATCACTGTCGACGCTCACCGCAGCATTCCAGCAAGACGGCCTCGGCGGTGCGATTGACGCGCTCGGCGGCATTATCGACGAAGGGCTTGGTATGCTGATCGACGCATTGCCGGATGTCATTGATGCCGGTCTCGGGCTGCTTGAGGGGATTATCACCGGCATCGTCGACAACCTTCCGAAACTCGCTGACGCGGCGCTGGAAATCATTTTCAAGCTCAGCGACGGAATCATTGATGCGCTTCCGGAGCTGATCCCGGCGCTCGTTGAGATCGTCCTGAAGATCGTGGAAAAGCTCACCGATCCGGATACGGTGAGCAAGCTGATTGGTGCATCGTTTGAAATCCTCGCGGCACTGGGTGTCGGCCTGATCGATGCGATTCCGACCCTGATTGAAGAAGTGCCGAAGATCATCAAGAACCTTGTCGAGAGCATCATCAGCTACGGCCCGGACCTGATAGAAGGCGGCAAAGAACTGATGGGTAAACTCGGGCAAGGGTTTTCAGACAAGTTCGAGGAAATCAAGAAGTCCCTGTCCGGGATTGTTGAAAAGATCAAGGGCATTTTTGATTTCAACTGGGAATTCCCGAAACCGAAGCTGCCTCATTTCTCGGTCAACTGGCGTGATCTTGGTATCATTTCCATCCCTGACGTTTCCATCGAGTGGTACAAAAAAGCATATGACAACCCGTACATGTTCACAAAGCCGACGCTGATGGGCTTCGGTGACGGCAACGGCGGTGAGATGGTATACGGACATCAGAGCCTGCTCAATGACATCAAGACCGCTATGCGCGACACAATGGGTATTGATCAGCCGATTGTGATTACTGTCCAGTCCGTGCTTGACGGAAAGATTATCGGAGAAAGCGTTACAAAGTACCAGAGGCAGAAGGTGAGGGCTGCTGGATGATTGATGTTACATTGAAAATCGGTGAATATAACGCAAGTCCTCTGCTTTCCACCTATACAATTACGCATGAAACTGAGTATCCCACGCTTGTCACTACTATGGACGGTACAGAATACGGAGTTGCCAGATACCGGCCTGTAATCACATTCAGCATGATCCCGCTGACGGACGCACAGAGCGAAGAGCTATATAATGCCTTGTCCAGAGTGTCAAAGGTGACATTTACCGATCCTCATGACGATAATGAAAAAACTGGGATCATGAGACTTACAACAAATACCGACGCGATATTTGGAATCCGATCCATTGATGGTAATAGATATTACAAAGGGAGCCAGATCACGCTTAGACAAAGGGCGGTGATTTAATGCAACCGACAGACGCCGCATACAAGCGGATCATGCAGGACCCACTCCATACCTTTGAGACGAGGCTGGTGGTCGGGTACAAGGGCGCTCTGGTCACGGAGGAGGCCGAGCGCATCCTGTTCGGCGGTGTCGGCATTGACATCGGGATGAGCAGCGCGGACAACGGGTACACCGAAGAAACGCTGATGTCGGTCACGACCAGCAACGCACTGTTCAAGGAAGCGACGCCGAACATCGGCGGCTGCGTGTCGGCAGAGATCAATGTGCAGATGCTGAAACCGGCTGCGACGTTCCGACGCATGGCAGAGATTCTGCCGTATGTCAGAGCCTGTGGAGAAACGGAAAAATCCGGGTGGATACCAAAGGGCGTCTACTACATCGACACGAGGGAAGAGACGCACAACATCGACGGGATCAGCGTCCTCACGCTGCACGGTTATGACTCCATGCTGAAAGCGGAGGCGTTCTACCCGGAGCCGCCAGACCAGAAGATCGCGTGGGCGGCTTATGAGATCGGGACGGACGATACCAAGGGTTATTCACAGGCGTACACCTTTAATGTCGACAACTACCCGCACCTGATGGATCACTTCGACGAACTTGTCGGTGTGACGCTGGAATACAACGTCGAGGCAGAGGGCATGCAGACCGGCTCACATCCGGTAGGGTATGTGGAGTTCTACGACGGGGCAACGCTTCTGGCGGCTGCGACACCCGGCGGCACGATGACCGTACCGGAAGGAATCGAGGACGCCACGCACATCATCGTGTACGGTTCCGCAAACGGAGCGCATATCTGGAACTACTCATGGTACAACCAGAGCGACACCGTGTCCGCACTGAACATGGTGGAGACGATAGTGGAAGCGCTGAACAGCAACATCGAGAACGATGTGGGGGCGGACGATATCCGGCGGCTCCACCTTCTGGAAGAGGATGCATACAAGCTGCGGCATCCGGACCCGTCAGACAGACCGGGCAGAGGGGATGACGGTTATGACACAGACAACGGGTATCAGTTCAACTATATCGCATCGACCTTTACCTGCCGGGAAGTGCTTGGCATGATTGCGGCGGCATACGGCGGGAACTGGTGGATCGATGACAACAACAATCTGCGTCTGGCGGTTCTGATGGAGTATCCGGAAGAATCCGACCGGCTTGTGGATGAGGTCGGGTATCAGCTGTTAATTGGGGGTGAGTATATCCGTGTCAGTTAGCTCAACAAATTTGTTCCGAAAGGCTGTCAATCTGGAAATCTCGCCCCAGTTCGATGCCTATACCGGTGTGAGAATCCTGACCGGCATACAGGACGAGGACGGAAACGACATCGTCTACTTTGCCGGGAACGAGAACGGCAGAGTTCTGGAAGTCAGCAACGCTTGGGGGACACAGACTCAGGCAGACAACATTCTGGCAAGTATTCAGGGACGGTCTTACAAACCTTATACGGCAGACGGCGCTATTCTCGACCCGGCTGCGGAGCTGAACGACGGCGTAACCGTGAACGGCGTGTATAGCGGAATCTGCACCAAGACAACACGATTCGGAACGCTGATGGATGCGGACATCTCAGCTCCGCAGGATCAGGAGATCGACCATGAATACGCTTTCGAAACGAGCCAAGACAGGAAGTACACACGACAGGTCAAGGAGTTTCGGTCTGAGCTAAAGATTCAGGCTAGTCAGATCTCCGCAAAAGTATCCTCAACCGGTGGAGCAGCAAGCTCTTTTGGATGGGTTTTGACTGATTCCGACTGGGCTTTGTATTCAAACGGGAACGAGATTTTCAAGGTTACAGACAGCCAGATGACGTTCAAAGTCGGAGGCAGTACGCTGCTTGAATGCGGAAACCTGACAGACGGTGGAACCGGTCTGAGGGTGAACGGGCTGATTGAAGCGAGTGAGTTTCGGACAGCAAACGGAGACCGTCTGGCGACATCAGCGGAACTGGATACAATCAGGTCTTACAGTGCTGGCAGTTATAGCGGCGGCAGCAGCGGTTTTATCGGAGCTATGGCGGCGGCACAAGGATTCAATCAGGCAACAGTAAAGAACACAGCCGTTATGCCTGATTATTTCAATGGGAAATATTCGTATTTCACCAATGTTCATGCAAGTTATTTGGTTGGCGGAAATGTTGTAATCAATCAGACTCAAAAATTGTCTGTAGGAACTTATCGCCTATATAACATTACAATAGATAGCGATGGACACGTTACAACGTTACAACCTGTTTATGTTGATCTGGTAACAGTTGAACGTATATCACCAATAGTGGATTGAGAGGAGTTATATGATAGAGGAACTGTGGAAAATAGCAAATTCGCTTCGATCTGTTCAACCGGCAGATCATGAATCGCTTGATACGCTTGTAGGATGTATGGCCATGCTCATTTCTATTGCAACTCAGCTTGAACAGCGAAAATCCGCTGCTGAAGAACATGAAAACAATGAAGAACCGGAAAAAAGGGGTGAGGATTAATGGCGGACAAAGCAATCTATGAACTCCCGGCAGCGGAAACCGTACAGAATGAAGACCTGCTTGTACTGGAACAAGGCGGCGTAGCAAAGAAGCTGTCCGGTGAATTGCTCGGTGACTATGTGTATGCTGCTGCGGCTGAGAAGATCGATGAGGTCAATCAGGCGGTTGCGGACGCTCAGACAGCGGTGAATGCGCTGGAAGCGCAAAAGGATACCATCGCACAGACCATTGAAGCTATGGCAGATCTTGGAACCGACACAACGCTGTCTACCACAGGCATGGCGGCTGACGCGAAGGTGACTGGCGATAAAATCAGCAGATTTCAAACCGCTGTCTCAGACGGTTACTCGTTTGGGATCGAAGCAGCTTCCGGGTTTGAACCGGTATTATTTGAGCGTGGATTTTATTATTCGACACCTGCCGAGGGTTCTGTGTCGGAACAGACAACGCAAGCAAACTGGTGGAGTGCCAAAAGAGCAATAACGGAAGGCGAAAAAATTACCGTCTTAGGAGCATCACAGGGATCATCTCAACGGCTCTATGCTTTCCTGAACAGCAGCAGTCAGGTTATCAGCAGATCAGGACTGAAAAACTACGGGACATACACAGATACTGCGCCGGAGAACGCTGCTTATGTTGTGTTTAATATTCAGCGCAATCTGACAGAACCTAACCCGTTTTATGCGTTTATCGGTAGCGGCTTTTTGGATTATGTACCGGTCATCGATTCCGCTATCAAAAACGGAGGGGTTATTAATTCTACGAGCGGGATCAGCACTTGTGATAACGCACCGGAAGATTGCTTTGTATTTGTATCGTCCAGCGGCGGGACAAGTGCAATCGCAGATTTTCCGCTATCCGGTGCCGGTTGGCTGCTGACAATACGCAACGCAAGCCAAGCGATGCAAATTGCGTACCCGTGGAACTTAAGCCAGAAGCAGAAATACAGAGTACGTCAGACCGGAACATGGACAGAATGGGAAACGATTCAGGGCGATGCGTCACCAGCTCAAGGAGATACCTACAACAACACATACAACATCACAACAACACCGTCAATTACGACGGACACAAACGGATGGCTTCAGCCGGTAGATACGGATTCTACGACAGAAGCAAACGCAACAGATATGACAGGCCCAATCATGTCAATGCTTACCGATACGGGCTATTGCCATCTCGCTCCGGGCGTGTACTGGATCAGCGGGAATATTGACCTTCCTGCACATGCTACTCTGGAAGGCTGTGGAAGAGATACAGTTATTAAGCTCCTGTCATCGGTTACAAGCGGTTATTGCATCAAGACATCACAGCAGTGTTGCATCAAGGATTTATACCTGACAGGCGGCGATACCGAATCGTGGAAAACATCCAGTATCGGGACAAGACATGGTATCTATTATATTGCAAACGCAGACGGGCAAGAAGCCGCACAGACTCCCGGTTTCCGCAACATCATTGATAACGTGTATATTCACGGGTTCAGCGGGAACGGAATCTATCAGCACAACACAGGCGGCGGTTTGCAACAGGGTATCGTCATAACAAATTGTTTTATCCAGCGTTGCACAGTCGGTATCAATATTGACTATTACTCAGAGTATGCAAAATATATCGGCAATGTGATTTTTGCTTGTTATTACGCTTGCATCAACAATGGCGGTAACAACGTGTTTTCTGACTGTACCTTCCATGGGAAAGTCGGGTTTGTTATTGACAACAGTTCCGAGACAAAACGTAATAACGCACACGGTTCCGCTGTTGGATGTACCTTTAATCACATCAACAATACAGATGCTGACGGCTCAGGCAAGGGCGGCGATGCTGTTGTTATTACTAATGTGACCAATGGATTTGTGTTTACAGGGTGTCAGATCTGGTACGGTGCAATTAAAATAACCAGTGGGCGCGGCATACAGTTTTCTGATTGCCTTATTGGTGGTGACACGCCTGTTATTACGATTACAGGAGATTCGCCAACGTTCTTCTCGTCGTGCCTGTTCCACGCAAATCCGACCATTACTACCGGATCTTCCGGGAGTAAATTTGACAACTGCTATAATTATTCCGGTACGGCCATTTCAGGGTAATGAGGTGAGATTATGGCCTACAACATCATAAACGTTTCATTTGGTGGGATTCGCAAGATCACAGGGCCTTTTATCAGTTACCGGCACGATATAAAACAGATCCTTGTCATCCATGACCGGAGCCTTCCGGATTACTACGAGGTTGACTTCTGCAATGACGGGGACGGCCAGACGATCACGATGGTCGCAACCCCCGAGGGTGTCCAGATCCCAGATGAGCTGCTTGTCAGCGGAAAAGCGATCAAGGCGTATGTGGTCATACCAGAAGATGAGAGTGTCAGCACAAGACGGGAGATCACACTGCCGGTCAACAATTGCCCTGAACGGTCAGATATCCAGCCTACACCGGCAGAGCAGCAGCAGATTGACTCGCTGATCGACGCCCTTAACGACGGCGTTTCCCGTGCGGAGGATGCGGCAGAGTTGCTGGAAAACGCATCCGCAGAAGCCGAGACGCTTGAACCGGGAAGTCCTGCAACGGCATCACTTGAAGACGGAGTGTTTCGCTTCGGCATTCCGAAAGGGCAAAGGGGCGAAACCGGGCCTCGCGGGGAAACCGGCCAGCGCGGGGAGAAAGGCGATACCGGCGAGACAGGGCAGAAGGGTGACAAAGGCGATCCGTTTACCTATGAGGACTTCACCGCGGAGGAGAAGGCTGAGCTCGTCCAGGGCCCGATCCTCGACGCTCAGACCGCTGCCGTGGCAGCTGTCGGAACCGCAAGAGTCAATGCAGTTAACGATGTCAACTCTGCCGGGAGTACGCAGGTAAGCGAAGTCAATACAGCCGGGACGGAAAAGCTTAATGCGGTCAACACAGCCGGAACAACTCAGGTTGCAGCCGTCAATTCTGCTGGAACAACTCAGGTCGGCAACGTCAACGCAGCCGGAGCAACGCAGGTCGGACTTGTACAGACCGAAGGTGCTGCACAGGTTCAGGCTGTGGAAGACAAAGGCGAAGAAGTCCTTGATTCTATTCCGTCAGACTATACAGAGCTTGCAGCGCAGGTACAGACTCTTGCAGATACCAAAGCACCTGTAATCTACGACACGGCATCGGGTGACATTGCAAGTTTCAGCGACGGAGCGGATGATATGCCGACCCGTGAGCTGATCGCAACGATTGAGCCGGTACAGGATTTGCACGGTCAGAGCAACCCCTATCCTGCTGGGGGCGGCGTAAATGAATTGCCCATAACAAAATCCACGACAACTGTATCAGGTGTAACCTTTACCGTTAATACAGACGATGGTGGCAACGTTGTGTCCATCACAACATCAGGCACAGCAACTGCGGATATTGTGTTTCAGTGCAGTACAGGGCTAAGCATAGCCGGGGCAGGTAAAAAATTGTCAGGTTGCCCAACAGGCGGGTCGGACAGCACCTATTATATGACGGCAAGGATTGGCGGCGCGTGGTCTTCTGTGCATGATACCGGGAGCGGGATAGCACTCTATAGCACCATTGACATTGTTGCAATCGTCGTATCAAGCGGAACAAACATGAACAGCAAAACATTTCTGCCGATGATTGCCGCATCTAGCGTTACCACATTCGCCCCCTACTCCAACAGCTGCCCGATCACCGGACACACGGGGATGATCGTGACGAGGACGGGGAAGAACTTGTTCCCATATGAAACAATTCCGACATACAGTTATGAATGGTATTCTCACGGGTCAAGTTTTTCAAATGCGAGTAATCCCTTGTTTCTCAAAGGCGGGGTAACGTATGTGTTAAGCGTAACACCTAATACTGCAGGCTCAACTAACAGTGTGTATATCCGTATGTGGGATGTGAACAAGGCAGAATTACTTGATAGAGCAGATATATTAAATGCAGTGCAAAATGGTTATCAATATACTTATTATGCGACGCCTAAATATTATTACTTTACGAAAGCTGCAATATCGGGGTCAGTCGTTGTCACAATCCAACCCACTCAAGACATCTGGATAGATATGATAATGCATTCTGGGGACGGAGTAGGTTACAATCCTCAAATTGTAGTTGGCTCGTCTGTTTCAGAGCGCGAACCCTACACCGTCACAACCATCCCCGTCACGTTCCCTGAGACAATCTACGGTGGGAGCGATGAGGTGATCGGGGGAGCGTTAGAAAGCACAATGGGCATGGATGATTTAGGTGTGCGTAATTGGGTTGCAATATCACTTGGGGGAACGCAGTATTTTTATATCAGTATGCCTGATATATTGCCTAGAACCACAAATGTATTGATGTCATGTTACTCACTTAATAACAATCCCAATGGAGCGCCAACGGACAAGCGTTTTTCTGTCGGTTGGAATTATCTGGGGAGCAAAACTATATGTGTTCGTGATGATGCATATGCCGATGTCGCAGCTTTCAAGGCTGCTATGGTAGATCAGACACTAGTCTACGAACTTGAAACTCCCATCGAATACACCCTCACCCCAACTGAGCTTTCGACACTCTACGGCACAAACAACATCTGGTCGGACACCGGCGAGGTTTCCGTCACTTATCCCGCAGACACCAAACTTTACATCGACCGCAAGATCGCAGAGGCGCTGTCATGAGCGTGTCGCAGTTTGCGATCCCTCGCAAGTGTGAAGTCCCGGTCGGAGCCTATGCCGTCTGGCAGATCCCTGATCTCAACGTGACGATCCCTGTGTATCAGGGACGGGGCGGCATGGACTCCCAGCGGCAGATCGACGCAGAGAACTCAGCCAGCATTTACAGATTCGGTGTTGGTCGGATTATCGCCGACCACGCCGAGTCCAAGGCCGGGAAGGGGATCTGGGACATCGGTCTGGTCACCCCTGACATGAGCGGATTCCTGATCCTGCCGAATGGAGATACAAGCTGGTACGTCTGCAATCAGGTCTGTCATGTCATGGTACACTCGACCTGCTACACGCTGGACGGCATGAGCGTCTATCCCCGGAACTCGTCGGATATCATGTGCATCAGCTGCGCGAACCCCAGCGGGACGGAGAACTACCTCGCGGTGTTCAAATATCGGGGAAAGATGCCGTAAATCGCCATGACTGTGGAAAGACACTATACCCGTGGCTTTGCTTGTGAGCAGTCGGGAGAAGGGACAGGAAACAAGACGGGAGTTGGCAGACTTGAGAAGCACCGTAAAATAAAACTGCCAGTCTTGCAGAGGACTATAAACGCTGTATAGATTTGGAATCAATCGCTGTCCCCCTTATGGGCAACCGTGATAGTCGGACTTTTCAAAACAGCAGGAGGTGCTATAAATGGAAGTGGAAGAAGACTGGCCCGCTGGAACAATCGACTTTTAACGGGGTGAGAACATGGATGCAATGCTTTTGATCAAAATTATGGCATACCTTGCGGCTGTGTTGGTAGCAATCATCTTTATGATAGCCTGCTGGAGGGGAGACCAATGATCACGCGGGATGAACTGGAGGAATTCCTTGAGGGTATGATATGACAGAGAAAGAAATTGTGCGGCGCGTGTATAAAGCGTACAGAGCCGCAGGAATGACAGATGCTGGCATATGGGGGATGCTCGGGAACGCCATGTGCGAGAGTACGCTCTGCCCGTATCGGCTACAGAATGACTACTCAGACGGATACCAGAAGAGCCTTGACTATACACGTCAGGTTGACAGCGGGGCAATCAGCGGATATGACTTCGTGTATAAAGGCCCCGGAGGCGGCGGATATGGATTTTTTCAGTGGACGCTGGACTCCCGCAAAGCTGGTTACATCGACGAAGCCAGACGGCGCGGATGTTCCATCGGCGATATGCAACTTGCCATCGACTATTCGCTCCGGGAACTGAAAGATGATCCGTATTTCCGCAGTGAGGTATGGACCATACTCAGCACCACGAACGACTACGTTGAAGCATCGGACGTAGTGTGCCGAGTCTACGAGAACCCGCAGGACAAAAACTACGGAGACCGGCGCGAGGCAGCAAAAAGGCTGATCAGAAAGTATGCCGACATTATCGACGGAGAGGATGAACCTGAACCGGACGAACCGGAGAAGCCGGACGAGCCTGATACGGATGATGAGGGCATCCCGATCCCGAAGACCTGGCCGCCGAGGACAATAGACGAGCATTGCAGCGGATGGCCGGAGGTATGGATGCTGCAATCACTGCTGCGGTGCCACGGCTATAATGTGTTAGATGACGGGATCTGGGGCAGCGTTCTGACCGATAAGGTCAAGAAATTCCAGACCGAGAACGGTCTGGAAGCAGACGGTGTGGTTGGGAAAAATACGTATATCAAGCTGGGCATTGACCCGGCTGTTTTTGAAAGGAGATAAGCTATGCTTGAGCAGAAAGAACGGTATGTAGTTACCCTGGTAAACGGCAAGCAGATCAACTCCCACTGCGGGACCTTCCGGGAGTGTGTCGACGCCTTCGGAGAGGAACTGATCAAGAAGATCGAGAAACTGGACTATGACGAGTCCACGCTGGCAGAACAGGAGGGCATGTAACATGGACGCTCCTGATAGAGCAGTAGAGATCAAGGCCGCGATAGCTGCTATCGTCGCATTTCTGACGGCGCTGTGGGGCTGGCTCGGCTGGGTCATCCTCATCTGGATCGCAGCGATCCTGCTGGACTACATCTCCGGCAGCATGGCAGCCAAGCGGGAGAAGAACTGGTCCAGCGCAATCGCCCGGGACGGGCTGTGGCACAAAGCCGGTGAGATCTTCGCCGTACTCGCCGCAGCGCTCTGCGACATCGCCCTGGAAGTGGTACTCGACAGCTCCGGTATAAAGCTGCCGTTTGAAATTACTGCTTTCATAACACCTGTGGTTTTGCTTTGGTACATCCTGACAGAGATCGGAAGCATTATCGAGAACTGCGGGAAGCTGGGAGCGCCGGTACCGTCATGGTTCAAAAGCAAAGTCGACGGTGCCAAAGAGGCGATTGATAAAGATCAGGATACGGCAAAGACAGAAACCCCGCAGATTGAAGGCGATCCGGTCGAAGTCGGCAAGCATGAGAAAGAATACCCACCGGACGAATACTGACCACAGCTGAACCGATAGGCCATCTCACAATCCGTATCAGACGTCCGGTGTCGCCGCACCGGATAGATTAGGCTCCTTCCGGGGGAAACATGGAAGATCAGAAATATGATGACAAGCTTATCCGGGAGGTTATCAGCAACACTCCAGCGTCAAAGCTCAGCGAAGTGATCAACGAATACATCCACAGCGCCAGGAACAAAGACATCAGCAGAAGAAAGATTCTGGACGATGAAGGGTATCGCGTGATTGCTTTGGACTATGACCTGACGATCCGGCAGTGCAAAAGCATCGTGAGAAAGACCAGACGAATCATATACGACCATCTTTGAGAGAGCGCCCTTCGGGGCGCTCTTTTTTTGTTGCCCGAACATTTCCCTTATACAGACCAACAATGCCCTCTGACAGCCTCGTCAGGGGGCATCTTTTTTTATACAATTATGGTCAGAAAGAAGGGATCAGAATGCCGGATGAAGTCGAACGCCTGGTGATCTGCGGGATGAACCTCGCTGACGCCTTTGAGGTTGTCGATGATTTCCTATATGACGGCGACTACCAGGGACTTTCCGATTATGTCCGGGCGGTAGAGCTGGAAAGCAAAGCAAGGGCGGCAGTGTGATGTGGGTCAATTTCAATCCGAACCCCAAAAGCCTGAATGTTGGCGACTGCACAGTGCGGGCGATCTGCGCGGTTACGGGCCTCGACTGGAACACGGTCCACAAAGCCCTCTGCGATCTGTCAGGGGACATGGCAGACATGCCTTCCGCAGATCGTGTCTGGTGGACGCTTCTGGAACAGATGGGCTTTTCCCGGCAGAAGATGATAGACCGCTGCCCGGAATGCTACACCGTGGCAGACTTCGCGCATGACCATCCGCGAGGGTTATACATTCTCGGGCCAAAAGAGCATGCCGTCGCCTGCATCAATGGCGATTGGTGGGACAGCTGGAACAGCGGACTGACTATTCCGACATACTATTTCAGGAGGCTTTGACATGGTAGACAATTACGGCAGATGGTATCCGGACTACATGGGGCAGCAGCCCTTTCAGGATCCGGCCTATATGAGGGCAATCGGACAGAATGTACAGGGACAGCAGATGCCGGGGACACAAATGTCCTCAGCAAACCAGCAGGACATGACGCCGACGATCCGCACGGAGATCAAACAGGTTGACAGCATCGACGCAATCAGCAGGACGCCTCCCGCACCCGGCACCACCGGAGCATACATGACCAAAGATGAACAGACCATCATCTTCCGGTCGATGTACGCAAACGGGGAATACAAAGACCGCATCTATGATATGCGTCCTCCGGCCCCGCCCGCGCCGAAGTTCGATCCGGCACTGTACGTCCGCAGGGATGAGATCGCGTCTCTGGTGGATGAGGCGCTTGCCGCAAGGATCGCGGCTGCCCAGCAGAAGCAGCAGTCACAGCTCACAAAGGAGGATGCCTGATGGGACTCTTTGATATCTTCGGCGGTCAACAGGCACCGCAGCAGAGACCTCAGATGGATCCACGCCAGATGCAGCAGCAGATCCGGCGCGACGTGGACGATATCAGCTCACATCCGGCCTCATACCTCAAAGCCAGGGGCTACAACATCCCGGAGAACATGACGGATGCACGGCAGATCACGCAGTACCTCCTACAGACAAAGCAGATCGGCATCCCGAGGCTGCAGCAGGCCGCCTCGCTTTTTGGCTGGACTCCCGGCAGGCGTTAAGTTGTTTAGCAAGTAATTCTCAAGTATTTAGCAAGTTACAGTCAAGTTAGCAAATCGCTATATTGATACAGCATTTTGCTATATCCGGCTGAAATCAGACGTTTTTCGGCGGAATTTGTAACGTCGTTAAGTTTCCGCTTAAATAATTCTCAAGTTAATCACGAGATAAAATCAAGAAAACACAGATATACGAAATCCAGTATTTCGTGCAAGTATATTTTGGTTACGCCATCAAAATGAAAAAGCGGAGGATTAAACCTCCGCATATCTCCAAACAAACCCACGATATGTCTTTTTGAAACCACAAGCACAACTTCTTATGCTGTTTTGATTAAAACCACCTTCATGCTGTGCATCATACGTACTATCCCATGTTTTTACGACCGTTCCGTCAGTGTTCAACTGAACGACAGGCTTGCTCAAAGCATTTTTTCGGCCAACTTTCCCGATCATTGGTGATCGACGTTTCAACCCTGTTTCAACAGCATGTGTGAGGTTCTCTTTGCGCGTAACCCATTCAAGGTTGTGAACAGCATTATTCGCTTTGTTTCCATCAATATGGTTTATTTCTGATTTTCCTTCCGGATTCGGAATAAAAGCTTGTGCTACCAGAATGTGAATCAGCTTGGTTGCAGGAACGCCTTGCTTATACAGTTGAACGTGGTAATAACCAGAAGATGACCGAGAGAGCTTTAGCGTTTTCTGCTCACCACTTAATGAGATGTTCTTAGCTCCATAATTCAGACTGAGAACTCTGCCTTGATTGCTGATTTTATAAATTCCCTCATAACCAGCAATATCTTTCCATATTTCTTCCATAGCATTGCCCTTTCATGCTTGCCCTAAACATATTCAATATTGTGCGGAAACCGTTAGGGCTAACGGCTTTCGGGAGCTACCCTATCCGCACGGTTATAGTATATCACTTTTTGATATTCATGTACACATCTTTCTGGCCAGAGAAAGTGTAAATATATTTGAAAGGATAAAACAAAATGGCACTTACAGATTCAGAAAACAGCGGATTTGTTATGCCGGTATCGCCGATGTACGGAGGCGGCTACGGTGGGAACGGCGGCGGCTTTGGCTTCGGCGGCGGTGACTGGGCGTGGATTCTGCTCCTGCTCCTGATCGGCGGCAATGGCTGGGGCTTCGGCGGCGGCTTCGGAGGCGGCATGATGTGGCCCATGATGATGGGCGCAGGAATGAACGGCTTCGGCCTGGACTACCTCTACCCGTGGCTCAACAACTCCCAGCACATGTCTGACGGCTTCCGTGACCAGGCGCTTCAGACCAGTATCAACGGCCTGCAGAACAGTGTGACCGCTGGTTTCGGTGATGTCCAGCTCGGCATTGCCGGAATCAACCAGAACATCTGCCAGACCGGCAACGCCATCACCGGCGCCATCAACAACGGCTTCTCCGCTGCGGAGATCGCCGCGAACGGTCGCCAGATGGCCAACATGCAGCAGGGCTTCGGCATTCAGTCCGCGATTCAGGCGGGCACGGCTTCTGCCGCTGCCGGCACCGCAGACCTCAAGTACACCGTTGCTCAGGAAGCCTGCAACGACAGGGCGGCTCTGTCCGCTGCGCTCAACACCATCCTGACCCACGTGGATCAGAAGGTGCAGGGCATCAGCGACAAGCTCTGTCAGCTCGAACTGGACGGCGTGAAGTCTCAGCTGGCCGCAGAGCAGCGCGAGAACGCGAACCTGCGCAGCGATCTCATGTATGCCCGCGGACAGGCCAGCCAGATCGATCAGACCGCGCAGATCAAAGCCGGTCAGGCCGCGGCTGTCAACAGCCTGGTCTCCGAGCTTCGCTCCTGCCCGATCCCGGCACAGCCCGTCTACGGCTCTCAGCCGATCTTCACCTGCCCCGGCAACAGCGTGAACACCGGATGCGGATGCGGCAACAACTTCGGCTTCGCCGCCTGAGAGGGGCGGTGAGTTGAATGGCTGCTGCATATTCTGCCAACACTCTTCAGACCGTACCGGCAAACGGCCCGGTCATCTTCTCCGAATCTCCCGTCCCCTGCAATCGCGGCATCATCTTCCACCGGGATGAGAGCGGGCTGTTCCGGCTCGCTTCTCCCCGCGTGATGGGTGTGTCCTGCCGCCCCTGCTGCCGCTGTGTCATGGGCTATCCGGAAGCGGTGTATGACGTGGCCTTCCACGCGAACATCTCCGTTCCTGGTACTCCGACAGCCGGGACCGTCGAGGAAATCCAGCTTGCCGTGTTCATCGACGGCGAAGAGGATCCGAGCTCCATCATGAGCTTCACTCCTGCCGCCGTTGACGAGTTCGGCAATGTCGGCGCGAACATCCTCGTCTCCGTTCCCTGCATCTGCGGATGCTCTTCCGTATCCGTCAGAAATATCAGCACCCAGCCCGTCAACGTCAGAAACGCGAATATCGTGTTTAACTTTGCCGGTGTCAGGCGCTGAGAAAGGAGGAAAAGACCATGGACGAAATGCTGAAAGACCTCCACGAACTGTGCGAGATGTACGGTGACTGGATCCATGAGGCAAAGGACAAGCTTCGGCGCTCCGGCACATCGGTTTCCCCCGCCGATGCGGACTACCTGGACAAACTGACCCACTCCCTGAAATCCATCAAGACCACCGTTGCCATGATGGAGAGCGAGGATGACGGCGGGTATTCCGGACGTTATCCCATGATGCCCCGGTACGGCTACACCTACGAGGGCGACAATCGCGGCATGAGCCGTTCCGATGGATACGGCGGCATGAGCAGGGCCGGACGCATGAATGCCAAGCGCGACAGCATGGGCCGGTACTCCCGTGACGGTTATTCCTATGCCGACAGCATCGATGGACTCATTGATGAAATGCGCGGCATGATGGGTGACCTTCCGGAGGAAAAACGGCGTGAGGTCGAACGGTTCGTCAGCAAAATGGACCGCATGTAAGGAGGTAGCCGCTTGTGATAACCGAACAGGATTTGCAGGCGGCTATCGCCGAATGCCAGGGCGAACGAAACCCGAACGCGAACACATGCATCAAACTGGCGTCCTTCCTGACTATTCGGGAGCACATGTTCCCGCAGAAAGGGGAGGAGCTGCGACTGCTGCCGGAAACAAGAGGTTATTCCTACGCGCCTGAACCGGAGGAACCACCGGTCGAACCGGTCATCGACTATCAGAGCGACACGGAATTCGGACGGCTGGTCTACGGGAAAAAGGCTCGTGATATCCTGCCCGTCATCGACGAATTGGTGAGCGAAGCAGTCATGGTGACAAACCCTCGCCTGTATCATGCATTCCTTCGCAGACTGAAATAAAAGAGCCCTGTCTCTTCTCTTTTCGGAGCTGAGACAGGGCTTTTTGTTTTGAGCCATTTACAGGGCCGTCACGGCATTTCTTTTTCAAACGATAAATTACAGGCCGCAAGAGATGCACCGCCGTTGCAACGGCTGGATTTTGACGAGACGGGCATTCACGGGTGCTGCGACCGCAGGTAACGGTAACATGCCGATTTGACCGCTTCGACCGATGCCCGGCCCGGGAGAGTCGCCGCAACGTCGAACCACTCATAACCGCAGATGAACCGGAGATAGAAGATCGAACTCAGACGCGGATCCTGAATGCCGGCAATGAAGGACTTGATCTCCGGCTCTGACCGCCTGACCGCTGCCTCCCTGCGCTTCACATCCTCTTCCAGATCGGACAGTTTGATCGCCAGGGCTTCCACCTTGCCGTTACCGGCTGACGGTGCATGGGGCATGCCGTCAATGGATGAGGCCCGCAGGACGGCAGACTGGAATGCGGCAAGCATCTGACGTGCGGTATTCAGTTGTATAACCAAATCTGCGTGCGAGTTCAGATCGTGCAGCGTGATCATTGCAGCCTCCGGACAAAATACTCGGTCGTTGGTACCTATCTTCCTGTGCTTCCAAATCCATTGTCTCCGCGGTCGGTTTCCGGCAGCTCATCCACCAGCTCAAGCTCCGGAGCGAGGTACGGCTGAATAATCAGCTGCGCGATCTTGTCGCCCTGGATGAATACATAATCCTGCTTTCCGAAGTTGTAGAGCTTGACGGCAATGCTGCCGGTGTAATTCTCGTCGATAATGCCGCCGCAGGAAACCACGCTTGCGTTGACGTTCAGGCCGGACTTCGATTCGATGTGACCGAAGCAGCCGTGGGGGATTGCGAGATGCACACCGGTGTCAAAGGTGTGGTGGTGTCCCGGCCACAGCACAAAGGCTTCCCGGGTTCGCAGGTCAAGACCGGCATCGGTCGGATGCGCTCGTTCCGGCATGTACGCGCCTTCATCGAGTTTGACTTTCATGCTCTGATTATACTCCTTTCTGTCCCCGGTGTCATGTGTCCAGTAGAACGCGCTCCCGCTCGTGCATCTGGTCAATCATCAGCCGGAGCGATTCGATCTCCCGGCGAAGCCTGGTTTCCTCCTGCATCTGGATCTGGTTCCGGAGATTGAGATCTTCAATCTTTTTCCTCTGATCCTCCACCACACGGCGAAGGTGCTGGATCTCTTTATCTTTCTCAGTCATAAGGCGTTTCCTCCTTTTCTGTCTGATACGCGCCGTTCCAGTCTATGCGCTTCCTGCAAGATAAACATCGTTTGTCTTTCAAAAACACCCTGTTTCCGCAGAAGCCGCAGTGGAAGATCGTGTACCGGTGAAAGACTTTCTTGTTAGGCACAACAGGTGTATTATCCATTTTCCGCCTCCAGAAAGAATTCGCTGTGGCAGGAATAGCAATGCCGGTACTTCCTGCCCTTGTGTTCTCTGGTCGTGCTCAACGCGCCGCCACAGTGCGGGCATGGGATCGGCTTCCAGAGTTTCAGGTCTTCACAATGGCAATTGTGCCGGGAACAGTTGTCGCATGATCTCCACTCTGCCATAAAGCATTCACCCGGGCATGGTCGTGCACGGAACGGACGCAAGCTCAGATCCGCAGGTCGGAGTGTTTTTCCGCTTGAACTCTGGATCGGTGGCCATCCGCAATTCATACAGTTCGCATCTGAGTTTGTCGATCTGGGTCTGCAAGTTATCCATTCTCTCGAGTTGACGCCGTCTCTCATCCTCTTCCCAGATGGCCTTGTTTAAGGTCTCCTCAAAAGCACGTCTTGATTTGAATATCATTTCTGTTCCTCCTCTTTTTCTTTAATTACCCAGTAGCATTTTCTGCACGGGAAAAATATCTTTGTGCAGCATCCGTATTCGTGACCTGTAATCTTGCAGATAATTCTGCGGAAAAAGCACTTCACCTTCGATGTCCAAGGCTCTCTCATTCTTCACGCTCCTGTTCTCCGATCATGACCACCAGCTTTTCGCGGAGATCAGATACGGCAGCGTCGATGTATCCTTTCAGGCGGTCGCTCCGGTCACTTTTCAGCCATTTCTTTTTGAATGCTTCGGCATCTGCCAGAAATACTTCACGGCAGTTATCGCCGCTTGCATACCAGTCATAAGAGTGCAAAAGGCAAAACACATCATAAACCAGGTCGGACAGTTCAATGTCTTCCAGCGGATCAAGCTGCCGAGCGATTGCTGAATAGCGTTTTTGGCTTTTTTCTCCAATGCCGTAGACCGGATTTAATTCCCAGTCGAATATCTCACTGCAGGCAGAGTCGTTCTTGTACTCCCAATGTCCACCGCTCATAAAAAACCTCCTAATGTTTCAGAATATAGGCAAACGCCAGAAGCGCCGCTGACAGGACTATCGCCTGGGCTATTGTCACGTCAGGCAAAACTCAGCCCTCCTTATCATCTGCATGACTTCATCGACGGACTCAGATACGGCATAGTAATCCTGATTGTCCGTGATCATGTAGATCCGAGTGTGCACAGTGTTATCGGCGTTTTTGTACGGGAGAACAGATTCGATCGCGCTGATATTTACATAGATCTCCTGTTTCCCGGTTTCTATATCATGCACCTTGATAAACTTCACTGCTCTTCCTCCTTGCATTCCTCTTCTGCCTTGCCAAGCTTACATCCGTCAACGAACCACTGCTTCTGTGACGTTCCGAAGAATTCTTCATAGTCCCAGATCGCATACCTGCATTTACTGCAATCTGCCATCACTCCGCCTCCTTCTTTAACCAATCAATCACAGCCAACTCGGTGCTGCTGAATTGCCGACCGTACTTGAACATCAGCCAGTACATTTTGTCGTAGAACTCTTCCGGTGACAAACTGCACATTGCCTGCTGATTTGTTATTTTCTTATGTTCTCCCTCCGGCTCATACCTTGAGCAAAAGCATTTTGACGTTGTAACAAACGGGCAGTAGTCCCGCTTCAGGCAAAGGGAGCAATCTGCGGTTTCAGTCATCATCACTCGCCCTCCTCTTTGTAATTCATCATCGGTTGCCTTCTGATCTCTATGCTCGTAGTTTGATCCGCATAATTTGCGCTGAACCATGCCTGAATAAAAAGAACGGCATTGTCAATCGTCATGTCGCTTGCCATCAGATCGGTATAATCATTAATCCGTCTCCAGACTTGATATAAGTCTTCACACATTTTCTTTTTCCTCCTCTGCTTCGATGATGGTCGGAGCTTCAGATATATCTTTCATGAATTCACAGCGGCAGTCTGCTTTGCAGTTAAGGCAATCACATGGCAATGCTTCACAAGCTCCATCACAGTTATTACACTCCGACTTTACAAACGCACCCGCATCAATCAGCTTCCCATGCGGCGGGACGGGGACGGCCTCTGCTTCTTCATAATACGTTTGGTGTGAGATAATAACTTGACCGTTTGAACGAATAATCAACCGTAATTCATCGTTTCCTTTCGGCATCTCCATGCCCTTGATATAGATTCCCATGCTCATTCCTCCTTCGGTTCTGACTTGCACAGACGTAAAATACGTTTCGTTTGCAAGTCCTCTATCTTTCGCTTTGCTATGCACCCAACCCTGATAATTTTATCGCATTCCTCGCATGATCTGTTTAATTCACAAAATGACCAAAAATAGCCGTATGTTCTGAATCCACAATGCCGCCCGTCTTCGAGCTGTTGTCTTGTCGGTATCATGTTTCCTCCTTCGGTGGCTCTTCGTCGATGTACTCAACTCCACAATTCGGGCAACATCTCGTGAGATACGGATACATAAATCCGCAGGAATTGCAGACAAAAGAATAACTCCTTTGAGTTGCCTTGACTCTGTGCCATGTTCCAACCCGCTTCTTGCTCAGTTCCTCTATGGCATCTGCAGCAGCAGGAAGAAGCTTTTTCATGCGGCATGTCATGCCGGAATCTGATAGAAAGCAATCACGGCAATAATGGACGTCACCCGGATAACCGCATTTTTTCAAAGCGCCTATAAGCTCTTCATACATCTTCTCTTGCTTCTTCCACCTTTGCGCCACAGTTTGGACAGAACCGGAACCGGTATTCATGATAGGTGACATCGCCGTCATCTTCGTCGCGCTCAACTCTGTGCCAATCTTGTAGCTCGATTCCGCAATCAGAACAAACGAACTGATCACAATCGTCGTATTCTGTTGCAACGTTCTTCCCGGTCTTCCACTCCACCACATCGGCGGCGGGGATGCTGCGAATGTTGGCAGCGCAATCATCCCGGCAATCTGCAAATCCATCAAAGCAGGCCGCTATTGCCGCATTCCGGTCGATATACTCAGCCATCGTTTCCCCTCATCGCGTTCATAAGCTCAGCTACCTGATCGAAGTGCCGACCTGTCTTTTCCCAGCACTTGGCCAACTTGCCGGCATACTGCATTCCACGTGCGTCCATCCCACAAATGTGAAGTTCTCCTGCCTGATCATAAATGTCAGTAACAACCATGACCGTGTCCGGCATGTCATCATAGTGGAAGGAAACCTCATCTCCAATTTGGATTTCATCTGCGTTGGCTGTATTCTGTACATGCAGACCGTCGTAGTAGCCTTGCTTGTAGATCTCTTCGTCGTGACCTGGCATCCAACCGGATTCATGAAGATGCTCAATGCAGTTCTCTTCGTTCAGCGGGGTCAGCTTCGAAAGACCGTACTGGTCAAAAAAGAGAGTGCGAAATCCCCGCGCCTGCCAGAGTAACGGGAATATATTCCCGTTATGCACTAACGGATACAAGTCAATAATGTATTTCATGATCTTCCTCCAATCCTTTTCCTCGATGGGTAATCTTTTTCAAACTCATTCATGCAGGAGTTTCCGCAGAAGAACAGCGTTTTGTGGAAGGTCTCACTGGCTGCCCGGTTGTCGTTCCGTTTGTAGACATAGTGCGTCGGATCCCTTGTGATGATCAGCTTGCCGCAGATCGCACAGTGGCGTTCCCTCGGATTGTAGTTCTTCACTTTGACTTCCTCCCGGTTATCATGTACTGCTTAAGGTCATAAGGGCTGCTGAATTTCCGCCCGCATTTCTCACAGTGGTTTTTCTTCGCGGTGGTAGTCGCAATGGAGAGCGGCTTGACGGAAAAGCTGTCCTCATAGAAAGCCCGGCAAGCTTCGCACAAAGTAACAATCGTCAGCATTTCTTCACCTTCTTCCTGGCGGCAAGCTCGGCCTGCATCTTCTCCACGCGCTTCTGTGCGATTTCAGGATTCCAACCGCAGTGCGAGCAGTGATATCCGCAGTTGACAGCCGGATATACCTGCATCTTTTTGTGAAACACTTCATCATAGACTTCATAAACGCACGGAGCTTTCTTCGATGACTTTGACTTCCTTTCCGGCGTGCTCTCTTTTGCCTTCTCGGCGTTTTCCAAATCAATCAATCCTCCTCCAACCAGTTCTTTCCAAATTCTCTGAGCCAGTCCTGCATAGACCAGCCGTTTTCCTCCATGGCCTTGCGCTGCGCCCACTGACACAGTTCACGTCTTGTCTCGGCGTTCCGGTGTACGGCCTTCTTTCCGTTCTCGTGGCACCTGTCGTGGCACAGGTAAACAAGAAGGCCGTACTTTTCGGATTTCTTTTTAAGAGCGCCGTTAAAAACGTGATGAGCGTCGAGCGGATCGCCGGCACCGTTCCGGCCACATAACCAGCAGCGGCGCTCATCCATGTTATTTCTTCCTCTTGTGTGCCCGGGAGAACGGGCAGGTTGCCCAGTGCGGGATGTAGCCGACGTTCGTCATGTCATCGAGCGGGCCTTCAAACTCGCAGCTGACCACGTCGCCTTCCTGGGTGACAACCTTGCCATTTCCGTGAAATTTCGCCCAGAAGGGAACGAGAGCCGGATTACATGGCATCGAGTTCCCGGACTTCATCAGCACCCAGACGATTTCAGCACCGCATGATCTGCATCTCGCCATAGCTTATCCCTCCGCAGGGACGTCAACCGGAAGAACCTCGCGAGGATCGCTGCCGTTGTACGGGCCGACCACACCGGCGTCTTCCAGCGCCTGCATGATGCGGGCTGCCCTGGCATAACCGATCTTCAACCGGCGCTGCAGCAGGGTAATGGATGCTTTGTTTTCCATCCTGACCAGCTGCGTGGCAGCGGCGATCAGATCCTCGGTGGAAGCATTCTCACCGGACTGAGTATCATCTGCAAGGTCTTCGTCGTGCAGCTCAGCGTCAACCTCCGGATCCGCGACAACCTCGCCGTCATCCAGATCGGACACATCCTCGTCCTCATCATCCTCTGCCTCGTCCTCGTCGATCACCGGGATCTGAGACTTATTCAGGACGTTGCGCTCCATGATATCCCGGAAGAAGTACTGCAGCCAGAAAGCGGAAGCCTTGACATAGATGTTTTTGAACTTGTTCCGAAGCGCCTCGGAGATGGTGAAGGTGCCGTTGATCTTCATGGCAAGCTCGCCGTCTTTGTTGTAGATCACCATGGACGCATCCTGGGAGATGTAATCCTTGTTCTCCGCGTCAGACAGCAAGTCCAGCTGCTGGCCCATGCTGGTCAGAGGCTTGATCGTCAATGTGATCGGATAGCTGTCGTGCCGCAGGCGATAGGTCAGGTCGTGCTCTTCGCACAGGTTGTCGAGTTTCTTCTTTTGTGCATCGTATTTATCGATTTCGCTCATGGTTTTGAACTCCTTTCTTATTCGAGGATCAGCAGCATGTCATTCCAAGATTTACTGATCCTGTATTCTGACAAATCATTCTCGGTCACATATTTGTGGCCAAACTTCTTTTTCATGTCTGACCATACCGGCCAGGGGATTCGGTAGATTTCTCCTGACTTGAAACCGGCCAGAACAAAGCATCTGGCGCCAAGCTCCGTTGCCCGATCCATGTAGGACCACTGGGCGTCACTGACTCTGTCCTGGGTGATGCGGTCGGTGCTGGTGTACTTCGCCTCGAAGATCACAGATCGCCCGCCTTTGATGGTGCCTTTGTAGTCCGGCTGGGCGCGTTTGATAAAGCAGCCGATGAACCTGGTCTGCGCCAGACGCTTTATGATCTTGAACGGCTCCGGTGTCTTGTCGATCAGGGCATATCCCTTCTCGCTGTAATAGGCGAACGTCCGGTCAAGCACCGCTTCAAACAGTTGGCCTTCTGCCCGGTTCTTTTTGCCCTGCTTCTGCTTTTCCTTATTCGGAGAGGGGAGTGGTGGGAGCTTGCTCATGGTTTGATCTCCTTTTCAGAAAACCGTTCCAATTCGTCGGCAGCTTTCAACATGATCTGTGTCTGGCAATCTGTAGGATCAAGCCGCTGCCAGAACGGGCACTTGCTGCAAGGCTCCTTCCCGGCACCACAAAACCGGAGTGCTTTGCTCAGTTCATTTTCCATGGGTCTTTTCCTCCTTTTTGAATTCCTGTGCCCATCGGCAAACGGTGGTATGCGAAACGCCGAGCCTCATAGCCGCGCCCCTGACGGAAATTTCTCCGGCTGCGACTCTCTTGCAGAGCGTTTCCCACTCCTTCGGACGCTCCATCGGCTCGCGTCCGAACTTGACGCCTCTGGCCTTTGCCGCCGCGATTCCCTCGGCCTGCCGTTTTTTGATGAAGGCTCTCTCCGTCTCGGCAACATAGCTGAGCAGCTGCAGCACGATATCGGAAATCAGCCTGCCGGTCAGATCCCGGTCTTTCGCGGTGTTCAGCAGCGGCATGTCCAGCACGACAATTCCGATTCCCTTTTCCGTCAGCTCCCGCCAGGTCTTCAGGATTTCGTCATAGTTTCGGCCCAGCCGGTCAATGCTCATGATGGTCAGAGTGTCTCCGGCTCTCATGCGGTACTTCAGCCTCAGCCAGATCGGCCGGTTCATATCCCTGCCGGATTCCTTCTCGCAGATGATGTTCGCCGGAAGGATCCCGGCTTTTTTCATAGCCTCCGTCTGACGGTCAAGGTTCTGGTCTTTTGAGCTGACGCGGCAATATCCATAATCAGACATTGCAATCGGTTTTTCCTTTCGCAGGCGTCACGGTCGGAGGGTGCTCCTCCCTTGCTTTCCGGATCAGCTTGACCTGCTGCATAAACTGGTTCCGGTTCAGCGTGGGAGTCCCGACCGATGATCGGGATCCCGTATAGCATCTACTGGCTTTCAAAGGGTGATTCCTCCTTTCATGTTGCGGCCATCAGGGCCGGGAGCTTCTGCGTCGGTTCGGTGAGGTAGAACGCGGCGTTTGCCATAACCTCCGCATAAGCCTTTGCTCCTGAGCCTTTTGTGTCATTCCCATGGAAGCTGTCAACCACCATCTGCTCCATGTCGTTCATGTCCTTGTACCTGGCTTTGCCGTACCGGGGAGGAAGCCAGCCCTTCTTCTGTGATGCGTAGATATTCAGACGGTCAACCAGCTTCATCGTCTCCGGGTAGAACTTGATGTGCGTGGTGCCTTTCTTGAAAATGTCTATGGCGAAATACTTCAACTGAATATTCCGCGTCTGGCCGCTCTGCTTCGCGCACTCAAGGCGGGCGTTCAGGTCGTAGCCCTCCGGGCCTTCGCCGCCCAGGTAGTCAAAGGATTTTTCCAGATCGGACAGCACCTTGTACGCTTTGAAGGTGTCCAGATAATCCGAACCGTATCCCCAGGAGTCGCGGAACATGTTTTCCGGGACGATGCACTTCTTTCCAATCTTGTGGGCTTTGTTCGTGGCCCAGCCGTTGTAATAGTGCCGGTTGTTCTTACACTCCGGAAACCAGCTGTGTTCAATCGTCAGCTTGTCGAACAGGCCCATGATGGAGTCCTCCACGCCCTGGGTCATCTCCGCGTTCATCTCGATCATGATCTGCTTGATATTGAAAGCGGAGAACTCATAGTCTGCCATCCGGTCGACCTGCTTCTCGTACCGTTCCCGGAGATTGCTGGTCAGACGCCCGACAAACTTCTCGTTTTTGAACAGCGCCCGCCAGTATTTCAGTCGAACCGTCCGCATGTACCGCTGCTGGTCGAATCCGCTTGCCCCGCTGTCACCGGAAACGGTCAGCGTCAGGATCGGCGCTCTGTACTTATCCTGTGGAGACAGATCTGTGTAGATGTACGGGACAAGCGCCCGGTATTCCTTCACAAATTCCATCGTCGCGGCAACCTCGGTGTTGTACAGGGTGATCGCCTGGTCGATATAGTCACCAGCGACGAGGGCCTTGAGCTCCGGATCCGGTTGCGGATCAGACTCCGTGATCGCTTTTTTCATTCGCGACCAGAATTCGCTTTCGTGTTCTGCCTCCTGGATGTGTACCCGGACAATGGCTGCATCGACGGAAGCGGAACGCTCCGCATCCCGGAATGCGTCATCCACAAAGGTGATTTCCGCATTCAGTTCCTGCAGCATTCTCACCAAATCCTGCCGCATGTCCGTGTACGGGTTTCTCAGTGTTTCGGCATTCAGCAGGCAGATCACAAGCCCGCCGTCCCGCTGCATGTGCAGCGCTTTGAGCAGGTGCTTCGCGCCATCCTGAAACGGCGGGTTCATTAAGATCAGGTCATAGTGCTTCATGGACGAGTAGGTCAGGAAATCATCGTGCACCACGTGGAGCTTCGTGTGATCGATCAGGTCATACTCCCGGGTGTGGTAGCCCTGCGCGGCGCCGATCTCCTGTTTCTTTTCGTCCGAGAAATTGTACTGAAGGATCTGCCGCAGGTATGGATCGATCTCGCAGCAGTCAACATCAATCTCCCGGTTCCGGTAGGCCATCTGGTTCTTCCGGGCAATCGCCGTAACCAGATCACCCTTGCCGGCTGACGGCTCCAGGACGGTGGACACATAGTTCATATCCAGCCCTTCAAGCATCTTCTCTGCCAGGGCGGGCGGCGTCGGGTAGAACTGATCGTTCCCCTGGGTGATGGTCATGTCCGTTGTCTTCATGTCTCATCCTCCCTGCAAACGGGAAAGTAGTAGATGGGGTTTTCACAGAGCCACATGCGGGTGTCAGCGGCAAGCGCATCCTGCTCGTTCGAGTATCGGGCCAGCGTTACCGGCCTGTCGCTTTCCAGCGTCGCGGTGATGATCCAGTGGCCGTCCTCTTTCTTTTCCACCGTGGTACGGATGATCCGGTGGATCGGGATGGTGATGCTCAGGTCTTGTGTCTTAACTACGTTCATGCTTTCCACCTCACTTTCCCATCCACCAGTAGACCGTATACGGTCCGGTAAACAGCTCATTTCGGGCGATGATCTTTCCGCCAGCCTCGCGGGTGAAGAAGGTCAGCGCCGTGGTGTAGTCATCCGGATATTCTCCGGATAGGAATGCGCGGGCGATCTCCCGGGAAAGCTCTGTGTCCTGCGGCCTGACGGCATGGCCAACCACCTTGCCTTCCCACGCTCTGTCCTTCTCAAGGATTTCCTGCGGCGTCCTGCCGAATTCCGTGGAGTTACGGGCATATCTCGCGCAGAAGACCCAGCCGATGGTGTACAGCCCTTCCTGCGTCACGCCGTAGTCCATGGAGTAGGTGGCGATCACCTGAGCCATAGGCCCGGCAAGACCTTCCACAGCTGCTTCGAACGAGGCGTCACCGCTCAAAAACTGCGCTGCCTTCCGCTCAGTTTCCTGTTGATCGAGGTAACGCTGGAAGTCGCTGCGGAGCTGGGATGTGACTTCTTCCGTCACTCTGATCGTGGTGTTATGCCGGACGATCACTCCGGTAGTGATGCATCCGATCATCATGGATGCCGCCCATGCAAAAAGAAGAATCATGCCGATGCCGTTCTTTATCTTGAAATCATGGAACCAGTCCTGCGGATTGAATCTCGGCGGTGTCTGCCGGGGCGGGGGAGTTGGTTCATCCTCGGAAGCCCACACGGGGACAAGTGCTTTGCATTTTTCCACTGTCATGTTGATCAATTCCTTTCAGTAAGTTTGTCAGTAGGTTGGAAAGTACATGGAATCAAATCTTATCTATCAGGGCGCGTATATCCTCAACGGTCTGCTTCGGCTTCGGCGGCATGTATTCAGCTGCCGTGGTGTACTTCCTGGATTTTGGCTTTTCTCCGTTGGATGAGTTGTCCTGATAATTGCCGTTTACCACTTTCGGGAAGTTGTTTGGCCGGGAAAACCAGTCGAGCGTGATCCGCCATCCCTTTTTGTTGTTGCCCATCAGGAATGGACTCTCGCGTACCATCTCTATCGCTTCCAGTACTGAGCCGATTCCGTATTCCTTGATCCGCGCCCGTAGCATCTGACCGGTCTTGGTAGTTGCCGGAGGAATCTTCTTGATGGTCTGTATCCCGAGGGAGTTCCAGGCTTCAACTACTTGTCGAACGTCCTGCGTTCGACAAACACTTTCGTCAGAAAGTGTTCCTCTTTCTTTCTCTATCTCTTCCTCTGACTCTGTATCTGTCTCTATATCTGTATCTATATCTATCTCTTGGGTATTTTTTACCTCGGGCGGGGTAAATTTTACCCCGGACCCGATTTGAGGAAGATCTTGCTTCATCTCGCGCTTCCGCTTCGCCTGGTAGGTCTCGCTGTCAAGGAGCTCTGCAACCTGCCGTAAAAACAGGGTTTTATCGTCGAAAACCTCAACCATTCCGAGTTCGATAAAGATTTTCAGCGCAGAGCGGACGATATCCACATTCGTTCTGGTAACGCTGGCAAGCATCGTTTCCGAATAAGGGATCGTGTCAGAAAAGCGGAGCGCTCCTTCGTGATCAACGCTTTCGAGCATGAGCTTGAGATAGAACAGAACATAGTCTTTGCCGTTCGGCATATCCTCAACAATGGAAATGTCGTGGCGCTTGAAGAAGTCTTTGTGGAGCTTCAGCCAGTAGTAACGCTCTGAATCTCTCGCTGCCATAATTCAAACAGACTCAACGGTGTAACCGTATTCATCATGCAGGCGGCGGTGGATTTCCTGAATCTTGTCAGGATCAATGATCTTGCCGCGAACAGGGGATTCCATCACTTCTGCAATCTGAGCAAGTGTGATTCCACCTTTGGTTGAAATACCCTTGTTGCTGAAATAACCGGAAATGCTGCCCTCGCTTCTGCTGATGGCCTGAGCTACTGTTGCAACGCTATAAAGCGGTTCTTCTTTGCTTGGAACAAAGAAAGAGGGATTTCTTGAAAACAAAAACATAATTATTCCTTTCTCGCCTTTTGATACGGGAGGCGTAACCCATCAATCAAAAGGGAGTTCTCCATCATCATCCAGCTCTTCATACGGGCTGGGTGTCACATCTGGCGGGGAAGTGGCTGTCCGTGCGCCGCCCTGGTATTGTCCCTGCTGGGCATAATATCCGCCGCCCTGGCTTCCGTAGCTCTGACCGCTGCTCTGGCTGTCGGACTTGCTGCCGCCGAAATAGGAGTGGTCAACCTGGAGTTCCCAGTTCCGGCGCTTGTTGCCCTGGTTGTCCGTCCAGTCTCGGGCCTGCATGCGTCCGGTGACGATGATCATGTCGCCCTTATGGAAGTACTTGCTGACGAACTCAGCGCCCTGTCGCCATGCGACACAGTCAAACCAGTCGACTTCACGCTGCTGCTGTCCCTGGGCGGAGAAGTCCCGCTCCACCGCAACGGTGAAGGAAGCAACGGAAACGCCGGACTGAGTGGTGCGCAGTTCCGGATCCTTGGAGAGCCGGCCTGCAATTGAAATTGAGTTAAGCATCGGCACGCTCCATCTCTGAACGCTGCGCCATCAGTTCATCTATTTTTGTCTTGAGGTCGTAGTTTTCACCTTTCAGACGTGCGTTCTCTTCCCTGACGGCCTTGATCTCGGTTTCACGGGCGTACTTGTCCTTTTCGGCTGCGTCGATGGCAAGCTGCCGGGTAGCGTCATGATTTACCAGCATGCGATACTCTGCGAGAGTAATTGTCACGGTGATCTCTGACGGGATGACAAAGTCGTTCTGGTTATCCCTGTATGTGTCGATCTTCTTGCTTACAAGAGCATTCACTACTTTTTCATTACCTTCCATGGTTTTCTCCTTTCAGACTGTTCCACCAACTGGCCCTTTCGGGTGTGTCGGTGTCGATGTTTAATTCCTGGGCAACCTCAATGGTGCCATCTATCAGGTGCGAGAATTCTTTGGTATCCATGTTGGATGACCTTTTGTATACGAGGTAACACTTGTACCGCTTGCCGTCTTCTTCGACCTCTTTGTACATCCTCGTGTATGGGTAGATCTGCTCAACATCGACGGAAGCTGGGAGTTTGAAGCCGATCAGGTTGCCGTCATCGTCACGGGCGTAGGTTCCGTATTGCGTGATCAGGTCTATCTTCACCTGATCATCCGGCAGTCCTTTAGCCAGGGCGATCTCGTTCACCAGCAGATGAAAGTACTTGTTTGCGTCGCTGCTCCGCTTGGATCTCCATTTCTTGATGCTGATCTCAACCGGAACTTCCTTGAGGGCTTCGTAGCCCTCAAGGAAGTCGGTATCCAGTTCCAGCGTGATTCTCTGTTTCCCGCCGAAACTCAGCGAGTAGTCGAGGATCCGGCCTTTCATGATGCGATCTGCCAGTGAGCTTTGTATTCGTCCATTAGGTTTGAAGCCGTGAGGAAGGACACAAACTCGGAAATGATCTCGGCAGCGCTTCTGGTTTCATCAGGGGTATATCGCTCGATGTAGATGTCATTTCCGTCAGAAACCAGATACAGGAAGTCGTGGGCTTCCGGAACGAGGTAGAAATAAAACGGGTGCTGGGCACTGTCGAGGTAGTTGCCGGCAAGATCGAGAGAGCCGAAGCTCTTGTTTTTGTACTTGAAGTCGAAGATTGTACCCTCGCGAATGGCATCCAAAACACCGACAATTTCGAACTCCATGCCGTTAATGGTGATAGGCTTGCGGACCCAGACCTGGAACTGAGCGCCCTTGACGATCTGGGCAAGCTCATACGCGGCGCGGTACCACTTGTGCTCCTTGTCGGTTTCCCAGTCCGCACCGTTGGCAATGCTTTCGATCAGCTCCTCAAAGTCATGGCCGTTCTGGATGTTCTGCTGCTGCTCTTCGGTCAGCTCCGGCGGCTCACAGCGGAGCGCGTGGAGGAACTCTTCCATGGCGTCATCCTCGCAGCCTTCCCAGCAGTCATGCACGTAGTACCAGGACTCGATCAGAGACTTGGTGATCTTGTAGCGGGGCATAATCATCCCTCCTTCTGAGCTTTGATAAATCCCTTTGCAGCGGCGCTGTATTTCAGGCCGAGGCTCTTCGCTTTGTCGGAAAGCATCTTTGAGGCTTCCTTCTTGCTGGTGGATGCGTGCTGCAGCGCCTGAATGTCAGCAGACACTTTGTTTGCGCTTTCGGCATCTGTTACGGTGTCAATCATCTTCCTGACGGTTTCCATCACGCGATCATACTGTTCTTTGATCGGTGCATAGGCGTCTGCTTCGGCGGCGATATTGGCTTTGGCAATATCAAACAGCTTCGAGATGAAGTTGTTTTCGTCAGTCGGCCCGAGCTCCGGAACTGCGATCTGGCCGGTGATGCCGTGGCATCCTTTGGCAAAATACTCCTGCTCCGGTGAGAAGCAGACAACACGCTGGTTTCCGATCATCTGGACATAACCGCCGAAGTCGCAAGGCGTCCAGACAATGTTCTTGGCTGCGCCCTCGCACATCAGGCGCTGGGTTGCGTTCCCGTCCTTGTCGCTCTGCTCCTGGGAGTGGAAGACGTAGATCAGGTTCTTGTCGAGCGTGTCCTTCACATAGTTTGTGAAGCGGACGAACTCCTGCTTGACTGCGCCGAAGCCTTTTAGGCTGATTGCTCCGTTCTTCTGCCGGTTCACCTTCGGGTCAGACCTCATGGCCCAATCCTGCAGGAAGGTGATGAAGCTACCGCCAGTGTCAACGACGATGGTCTGGAAGTTTGCCATCTCCGGGGACTGGATGTCCTTGAGCACTTCCTCATAGGTGTTGCAGAAAATAGCGGCTTTGCGGTGCTGGGCCTTGACGCGGCTCATGCCTCGGTCGAAGTCGATCAGGACAGGATCCGGAGCGGACAGGGCAAGGGTGGTCTTGCCGACGCCAGGGCTGCCGTAGAGGATCATGCTGAACTTCTTGTTGTCAAAGGTCATGTTCTCTGGGGTAACGATCATTTCTTTGCTCCTTTCTTATTCCTGGGCTTCATAGCCTCAATGGCAAGCTTCTTCCAATTCTGGGCGAAGGTGGACGGGCCTACCTTGCCGTTCATGAGGGTGGTCGGCTTGTTGTAGCCGGTGACGTGATTGCCGTCGAGCTGGTGCTTTGCCATCTGTCTGGCCAGACGGCGGGGTGTGATTTTGGTTTCTTCCATGTGTTTATCCTTTCTCCGGATAGCATTCCGGCATTGCGTCTGCGTCATTCTCGCTGATGCAGTTTTCACATCCGATGATCTCGTCGGTCTTTCTCAGGCTGTAAACCGTTTCACATTCTTCGCCGCATATCGGGCAGCGGGGGTAGATGATGTCCGGAGGATCCAGCATGTAATCTTTCAACTGTTTCAAGCGTTATCACTCCTTTCGATGTAGGCCAGAACCTGATCAAGAATCCAGTCCTGCACGGTCCTGAATCCATCCTGCCGGATCTGGCCGATCAGCTTCTTGTAGGTTTCGCCGTCCATCCGGCAGGAAATCCGGAACGGGTTCTTGTGGCCGTCTTTCTCGCGCTTCCGCTTCTCCCAGGCTGCCGGATCATATTTCAGGTACAGCTTCTTCAGCAGATCTGGCCGGAGCTGCACACCGTAGACTTCCGGGGACTCTGCCTTGCTCTGCAACGGTCGGTCATACTTCGGTGCAAACGGCCTGATGAAATCGACAAGCTCCTGAGCCGGAAGATCATACGAAAGACGGAGGGTTCGCAGATCGTTACACATCCTGAATCCTCCGTTTGACAAATGCCGTGCCGGCATGATATACTTCTGTCGGATTCAGTTGGTGAAATTGATCCGCCCGCCGTGTTTCGGTCTTGCACACCGAAATACGGCATTTCTTTTTGTCAGGCATCCGGGACGCTCCCTTCTCGCTCAAGCTGCCAACGGCAGCCGTCACAAGCGCCCTGGTGCTGCATCCTGTACTTTCCGCACCGGAGGCACAGCTCGTTGCGACAATCGCGCAGGTTCCTCTTGAGATCGTCAAGGCTCATGAGGTCAGGGTCTTTCATCTGTTTCACTCCTTTCAAACTGCGGCCTGACGGGCCGCTTTTCTTTGCCGCTTCCATTCCTCGCACTCTGCCCGGACAGCGGGGTCTTTCAGCAGATCTTCCGCAAACTTGTAGGTGGCAGCCAACAGGCTTTGCCGCGAAGCTTCCGGGATGCTGGCGAAATCAAGCGCCGCCATAATCAATCCTCCTTTCTAAAAATCTCAAATTATGCGACAAGCTGACTAAAAAAAATACCGACAGACTCGTCACGGGTAAGATTCAGAATCTTAATAATCTGGTTTGCATCAGATACGCTAAGACCGGCTCCATTGTCCTTCAGACGGCGGTAAATTGTGGCTTTGTTGTATCCCATCTTTTCACCAAGCTCCGTGATGTTGATTCCCAGCTCAGTCAGCTTGGCTTTCAGCATGCGGACGTTTACGGTTCCCATCTTGTGTCACCTCCCTTCAAAATCTCAATTCGTGCGACAATGTTATAATACCACATTTCCTAGCATTTTCAACACTTTTCTCAGAAATTGCGAAAAAGTTTTTAGAATATCGCGAATTTCGTTGCAAGTTACGAGAAATAATGATAAGATATGCGACGGAAAGGAGGTTTGTGTTTTGAGCGGCTTCATCATCAAAGAGACTGCGAAAAGGATCCGGGATTGTCGAAAGGCAAAAGGCATCAGTGCCGAGGATCTGGCCGAGCGGATCGGAATGAACAGAGCGACATACTACCGGTATGAATCCGGAGATCTGAAAAATCTCAAGTTTGAAAAGATTCAGAAGATCGCTGATGCCCTGGATGTGTACCCGGTTGATCTGGTGGTCTGGGAAGAAGAAAAGCCCGCCCTGAGTGAGGACGAGCTTGATAACGAACTGATTCGTCGGCTTATGCTTCTGACGCCGGAAGAGATATCGAAGGTTGACGCGTTTGTTCAAGGTATTTTAGCATCGAGAGAAGCTGTTTCTTCTCATCAAGAGAAAGACGGGAAATAATCGCCAGGGCCTGTTCTTTGTTCATAGTGGAACACCTCAAATATTAAAATATGCCGGCAATTTCTGAGTATAGCACTTTGTTACAAAGTGGAAACAGAAACGGAAGAAAATTACGGAATACGTAATTTCAAATAAAAGGAGGATCATCTTATGAAGTGCCCAAACTGCGGAAGCGAGAATGTCACCATCAGCCTGGAAGAGACTGGAACGAAGACCAAGAAAAGCGGAGTTGGATTCGGCGGTCACATGAACAACATGGCCAGAGGAATGACAGCGGTCGCGACGCTCGGAATGTCGAACCTTGTATGGAAGAAAGCAAAAGGAACAGAAAAAAGCGTGGCGATCAAAGAGAAAGTCTGCCTCTGCCAGAACTGCGGAAACTCCTGGATAATCAAGTGATTCTTCGATAAGAGAAGGGAGGCGGGCAAGATCTCAAAAAAGAAACAGAAAAGCGAAGGGAAACGAGCGGTGATTTATGCCCGCTTCTCTTCGCACAACCAGCGGGAGGCGTCCATCGAACAGCAGGTCGAATGGTGTACAGACCTGGCGAAGCGCTACAACCTCACGATCATGGACACCTATGCAGACAAGGCGGTCTCCGGGCGGACAGATAACCGGCCCAGTTTTCAGCGGATGATGAACGATGCCAAGACCGGGAAGTTTGACGTGGTTCTCGCGTGGAAGTCGAACCGCATGGGCCGGAACATGCTGGAAGCCATGCTCAACGATTCTGTCCTGCTGGAAGAGGGAATCCGGACGATCTACGTGGAAGAGGACTTCGAGGACAACGCTGCCGGCAGGTTCGCACTCCGGAACATGATGAACGTCAATCAGTTCTATTCTGAGTCAATGGCCGAAGACGTTCGCCGGGGAATGATGGACAACGCGGCAAAGTGTATGGTCAACGGCAGGACGCCTTTCGGATACCGGAAAGGAAAAGACGGGAAGTATGAGATCGTGCCGGATCAGGCCGAGATCGTCCGGGAGATCTTCAACCGGGTGATCGAAGGGTGGCCGCATGTGGATATCATGGCCGATCTGAATGCCAGGGGGATCAAGAACCGGGACGGGAACATCTGGCAGCGCACGACCTTCGACAAGATGCTCCGGAACGAGCAGTACATAGGCGTATACAAATTCTCCGGCGTTCGGACGGAGGGCGGCATCCCGCCGATCCTAGACCGGGAGACATTTGAGGAGGTGCAGCTTTTGCTCACAACGAAAAAGAATCCTCGCGGCAGACGCCGAAACACGCAGGATTATATGCTGACCGGGAAACTGTTCTGCGGACAATGCGGGAATCCGATGGTCGGGATTTGCGGGACCTCCCGGAACGGGGAACGGCATTACTACTACCTGTGCCAGGGGAAGCACAACAAGACCGGCTGCACGAAGCGGAACGAAAAGCAGGAAAAGATCGAACAGGCCGTCGTGAACTACATCAAGAAGCTGATCATGGACGATGAAACGATAGACTGGCTGCTGGCCGGGCTGCAGGAGTTCACAGAAACGCTCAGAGCGCAATCGACCATCACGGCCATGGAAAGCGAGCTTGCCGAAACGGAGAAGGCAATCGGAAACCTGATGAAAGCCATTGAGATGGGAATCATCACCGACACCACCAAGGGAAGAATGATGGAGCTGGAAGAGCATAAGAGGGACCTGCAGCAGCGGATCCGGATCGAAAACAAGATGCTCGTCGAGCTGGATCCGGAAGACATCCGCTTTGTCCTGGTCAAATACCGGGATACCAACCTAAATGACCGACAGTATCAGCGAGAGCTGATCAACACCCTGATCAAAGCGGTGTATGTATACGATGACCATTTGACATTTGTGGGAAATCGTGGTACAAATGACAGCGCTGAAGTAGAGTTCGATGACATAAGCAGCATCGACGTGGTAGAGGCCCCTGATGTTCGTACAAATGACACCAAGCCCCACCAAGTTAATACTGTACGAACCACAGTGATGTTCCGTGAATATGGAATTGTTGCTGTTGTACCGTATAATTAGAGAAAGCCCTGTACGTCTATACGCGTGCAGGGCTTTCTCTAATTATAGCCGCGGGCCTCCGATTTTTGTAATATTCTTCCGAAATGATGATTTATCTTCCAAAACGGCACATAATAAGAGAAAGTGCGATAGATTATTACATACAGAAGGAGCGACCACAAATGATACGGATTCACCTGTCCAGACTTCTCGGCGAAAGAAGATGGACGCAAGCAGACTTATCTCGAAAAACTGGAATCAGAGCAGCCACGATCAATGAGCTTTACAACGAGCTTGCGCAGCGGGTCAACCTTGAGCACCTTGAACTGATCTGCGAAGCCCTGGATTGCGATCTGAGCGATCTGATCACCAGAGAAGAGCAGTCATCCTTCAAAAACTAAACACCTCACACCGAAAAGAAGACGCAGGCGGTCAATTATGACTGTCTGCGTCTTCTTTGCGTTTCGGGGTTCAAATCACGAAGTCCACTCCGTACTTCTCGGCATGTCTCTTCATGTACTCGGCCAGGAACTCTTCGTCCGAGCACGGGGACAGGTCCTGATGTACGGATTCCCGTATCTCATCGTCCATGAACTCAACGGCTGCCTGATACAGGCCCTTTTCGATAATCTCATGTGCGGTCATTTTTCTTCTCCTTCCATTAAGTCTTTTCAGCTTCTTCGAGCCTGGCTTCATCCTGCCGGTCCCTGGCTACGATATCGCTGATCTCGCAGTCGAGAAATAAAGCCAGCTTGTCGATCACGTCCAGGGCTACGTATTCGCCCTTTCCCATCCTGGCCACGGTGGCCGAGCTTACTACCGCATACAGGTCTTTCTTCTTCAGCCTCTTCTTGGCAAGAGTTATCCAGAGCGGATCATAAGTAATCATAAAAACACCTCCGCATATAAAATACCACTCAACAAACAGAAAGTAAAGAAAAATTTTCAGAACTTAAAGAAAAATGTTGACATTTGAATGATAAGGTGGTATATTATTATCAGATCACAAAGATAAATAAACACATCTTAAAGAAAACGGAGGGCGAAACAATGACAACGAAGGAACAGGAACTCAAGGCTCTGGCTCAGATCAAGAAGATCGTGGACAGCCTCGGAGAAGGAAGCTACATCGGGATGGCATTTGAAGGATGCTTCGAGATCGCCGAGGAGAACATCCAGAACGACTGGGGCTGCAGCATGAAGCAGAGAGCCGAGTCCGCAGAGAAGAAGGTTGAAGAGCTGGAAAAGCTTCTCAAGGAAACGAACGACCGGCTGAACAGAACGATCAAGGCCATGAACATCAATAACGAGAACGCGACCAGCGAGATCAACCGTCTTCAGGACGAGATCCACGAACTGAACAAGAAGCTCCTGTCCGAGGATGACCTGACCGACTGCAGCCAGCTTGCATTTGAAAAAGAGTGCGAAGCCGAGCAGGAAGCGAAAGAAGCCGCAGAGCTGATCGTTGAGCTGGCGGAGAACCCGACAAGCGAAGAGTTCCGGCAGGCCGTCAAGACGAACCGGGCGGCAAGAGAGAAAGCGGAATACTACAAGGCACTCAGAACCCGCCTTGCAAAAGCCCAGAAGCAATAGATCAGACGGGGCGGGCAACCGCCCCACCAGCAGAAAGGAGAACATACAATGAAAACACTCATTTGCATCGAACACGTCGGGAAGACAGGATGGGACAGCAAGATCGGCTCTCATATCCAGTTCCAAGGAAAGCGGAGGATGATCCAAGGCAGGCTGATGGAGGACTACGAAAAAGTAGGCGACGGCATCTTCTGGATGATGCAGCGTTCCATCTGCTTGAAGGCGGTATACACCCAGGCCGACATGATAGAGAAGCGGCTGTACAACGAAGCGGAAACGCTGGATGATGGAGAGATCGTCCAGATCTGGAAGATCATCGACCACGGTGATCACATTGAGGACGGCGGCAGGGGAGAATACAAATTCCATGCACTTGGCGATTACAGCGACTGCGGGAAGTTCGAGAAGGTGGGCTGAGAAATCAGCCCTACCAAAAGAAAGGAGAAATACGATGGGATCTTACAGAGAGTTGATTGAGCAGTACCGCAAGGAGTGGAACGGCGCGGAAGTCATCTATGAAGGGAATAAGCACAAAGTCGTTGATGTTGATTATAACGGTGCGCTGCTGATCGATAAGAAAGCTCAGTTCACTGACACAACTGCGGTCGACATGACCAGCGTGAAGAGAGTTTAAAACACAGTCACCTGACCTATCGGGTATACGGGGAGAAAGGACAAGACAATGACACACACCAAGAACGAGCTGAGAATCAACGACCTGTTTGAAGAGCTGGTCCCGGCTATGGGCAAGGCCGACACAGTGGCCGGGGAGATCGTCCGGGCCACCTGCCGCCTGGGATACCGGAACTGGAACGACGGCGATCACATCGGAGTCGGTTACGGCAACGAAACCTGCAACCCGGCAGCGCGGTACCTGCTGCACACGGAGGATCCGGATATCGTGAAGATCATCGATGACATGTGGGGCATGCAATCCGACCGGCTGTACGATGCGGCCATGGAAGTCCTGCTGGAAAGCGTCCTGAACTACCTGGACAAGCACCCGGAGCTGATGACGATGGAAAACACCGAGGACATGTTCGACTACCAGAACCCGGACGAGGACGTGGATGACTGGGACGATGATGAAGAGGAGGACTACTGATATGGCAACACATAAATTCACAGACTACATTGAGGATCCGGCGATCACCAGAATCAGAAGCTGGAGCTATCACACAGTCAGACAGGCGTGTATCCGCAACGACCTCTACACCCGCGGGGACTGCGAAGCCTACGACAAGATGCTGAATATGGCAGACCGCACGGAGTCGACCACCAAGGCCATGTATCTGGTGGCCAAGGATATTCAGGAGCACAGCAAGGATCAGACGATCACGAACGTGATGTTCATCCTCGAGCGAGAGGCAGTGCTTACCACGTTCGAGATCAACGGCAG